TTGGCTCTCCAAAGATCCGTGTTGGCATCTAAAATCACGTCGTAGCATTCGACGAACGGTTTGGACCGTGCTTCCACCGGGGACATTTCAAAACAACCCCCGGCTTTCCTGAGTTTTTCCTCCGCGCTTTCCAGCGCCTCTTTAATTTTGGCTAGCTCACTCAGTTTCATGGACGCTGCTCCTCACAAAAGATGCCGCACTCGAAGTTCATCCCCTTCAAAGGTTGCCCCTTGTCGGTAGGTTTCAGATCATCTAAAAATTTCCTTTCGCCTTTGACGCGCACCAATCTAACCCCTAGCCTTTTGGATTGAGCGGCGCGGTCCGCAAAAACTTCGGGGTGTTTTTGACGCACCAGATTCCAGTAAGTCGGGCTCGTTGCCTTCACACACCCAATGCAATTGGCGTTCGGATAGCCCATTGAATAGATCGCGGGCGGCTGGATGCCAGCGACCTTCAGGATCTCAAAGCACATGGCCTTGGTGATTTTGGCGTCGATCAAAACAGGCAAGAGGGGCCTTTCGGTCAAAATGAAATCCTGATGCCTTTTGATTTCGTCGTAGGTAAAGCCCAAAACCGTATAGTCGGGCTTGTGCTTCAGTTCCCATTGCTGCCGAGCCCTCTTTTTCAATTCGCCAGTGCAGGGAGCGCCAGAGGGGCCGGACATATACTGCCTGCGTTCCCACACTTCCCGCGCCGAACACTTGGGATATTTTTTGTTCTTAGCAAACTCAATTCGCACGCCGAGCCATTTCTGAACGTCCTTCAGGAAGCGTTTGTTGTCGGGCTCCTCCTCGATCACCGGATTATTGATTACCCGAACCCGATGCGTTTTGCCGTAAAGCTCCAAGGTCTTTTTCGCGGCAACTGCGCTGGCAGCTCCACAGGAAAACCAGACCGCTATCAAAGGCTTCATTTCCTCCCCTTTCCCGTTCTGCGCCCCGGCTTGACGCGCTCGGCTTTAAGGGCGGCATCGATGGCTGCGCGGGGTGTCGAATGCCACTCGTTAATATCGTCGTTTGGCGTTGTCCAAAAATTACGATTGCACAAAAGCCAAGTGAAAGTTTGCCCATCTGGAAGTTTCTTGCTTAGCCAGTCTAGCCTTTCCCAGTCACTGGGCTTCATGGCAACAATCTCCCAGTTAGTTCTTTAATTCGATATTCTTGGCGGTTGTTCATGTCGCGTAGCTCATTATTTTCCAGCTCCAAAGCCTTGTTCGCAAATTCTTTAAGCGGAGGGACAAAACCGCTATTAGGCAACGTCTTCAAAAATTTACTCCATAGCTTGGAAACTTCTAGAAAAGTCAGTTCCCGGTCACTGGGGCGGGTCATGGGTTTAGTCTTTCACGCGCTGCGAGGTGCGGGCGTCCATCTGGTGACTCACTTGATAAGTTCCCCCCTGCTCCACAACGCACCAAGCATGTTTCGGATGCGTGTTCTTGAATCCCTTGGGAGCCTTGATCAAAGGGCCAAGGAAGGTGCCGGGAGCCAGGAAGGACGGCAAGGTCGTTCCCTCGAACAGTTCGATCTCGCCTTCTGCAAAGTGATTGCTTCCCTCACCTTCGCCGATTGCCAGCTTGCGAGACCCAAGCTTCTTGCCGTGGGCATGATCATCGGCAACACGATAGATGTAAATGTCGCCTTGACGCCAGCCTTGGCCGATCTCACATTTCTTGAGGATGCGGATTTCAGGGACGTTCAGTTCGGCCCCTTGTTTGACTTTTTCTAATGCGATCATCGTTTCCATTAGCACTCCACTAAAATGCGGTTTTCGTTATCGAGGCCACTAATCAACCTGTGGGCCTCTGAACAGGTATTCGCTTCGCTTGGAACAGACATGAAGTAAGGTCTCTTCGTCGAACCGTCCGTCCCGAACAAAATTTTCTCTCCCTTGCTCAAGCGATAGAGAGCCCTTGGAGCCGAGCCAATCAAACCAAGCCCTGCGCTGAAGTCGATGCACTCGGCCTTGGACTCTACCAAATATCTTTCATAGCCGAATCGTTCAATCATAATGCGCCTTACTTCAACGTTCGACTCCTTTTCGATTTGATCCAAAGTCAAGGTCTCGGGCATCATCACGATTTGTTCCGTGACTCGGACGCCTTGGATTGCCCAAACACCCCATCCGTCACGATACTTGACGGCCATTCCCTTTTCGTTGTGGATCACCCTATTTTCTAGTTTCACAAATTCAGGCGATTCGACTAGAAAGCAAGTGTTAGCGAATGGGAAAATCCAATGGCAGGATTCCACGAAATTCCACCACGCGTTGAGCTTAACTTGATCCAGTTTCGAGAAGTCCAACTTGAGAACGTCACGGTAATAAAGATACCAATAATACCAACCGGCTTCCGGATCAGCATAAAGGCGGCCGTGAACTTCCATTTTTAGAGCCCCCACGCTGTCCCTCACGCTGTCCCACACGCTGGCCCACACGCTGGCCCTCACGCTGTCCCACACGCTGTCCCTCACGCTGTCCCCCACGCTGTCCCACACGCTGTCCCCCACGCTGGCCCTCACGCTGGCCCTCACGCTGGCCCTCACGCTGTCCCTCACGCTGGCCACCACGCTGGCCACCACGCTGGCCCTCACGCTGTCCCTCACGCTGGCCCTCACGCTGGCCCTCACGCTGTCCCCAATCGAGGGGCAGTTTTTCATATTCTTCAAAATATTGATCGTGAGTTCGGCAGAAAAAGGGGAAAGGCACCAAATCATGCAAGGCGCTTTTAATCCAGCAGCTTGATAGAGTTCGGCAACCGCTTCTTCGGCTTTCGGTCTATCAAGTCCTTCGGTGCGAAGTCCAAACTTAAGGCCTCGATCACGATAGACCGCTAGTTGCGCTTCTTGATCTTCGCTTAACTTCTCAATCTTTTTCATTTCCCATTCTCCTTTTTAAAACTCACAATCCTCTCGGCGCTGTCGCGGGGCATTAGGACTCCGAAACTATAATTTCGCCATTCAGAACATTAGCCTTTGACATTTTTACTTTTGCCAGTAAATGCACGTTTTCATGAATCAGTTCATGGCAAGAATGATGAATACAAACAATATTTTCGAATTCATCCTTTCCGCCTAAACTTCGTTTCAATTTATGGTGCGCCGCGCAATCTTTGGGCTCCATTGAAAAGCCGCAAAATTGGCAAGGTTTCGATTCTTCCTTACCAAAATACTTTTCACGGCAAACAACTCTGAAAAGCCTTTTTGCTTTCCCGCGTTTCCCTTCACGTTTCAAAGGACTACGCTTCAAAGGCTTTGAAGATCGCTTGATATAACTGCGCCTGCGGATCATTCCTTGATCTCCGGATGATCCCATAATCCCAAATGTCCCCTTGCCGGGATTGGTGTCTTCAATGCCTTGGCTTCCGACAAGATCCATCCCCACCGGCCTTGATACCAAGGAGAAAAACAACTTTGGGTGCATTCAACAATTTCGACGCTTCCAATAATTACGCCAGTTGCCATATCTTTTAATAACGGCATCTTAGGCTTAAAAATACCCATTTTCTTTTCAAGCCAAAGCAATGCATCGTAATCAACAATCTTGCTGGCGTGAATTTGAATACGACCCCTAAAGTTCGTTCGCCGACTCCGGTTTTCAACATCCTTAATGCCTTGAACAATCAACCAGGCCCACGGTTGTTTAACGGATAGAGTTTTCATATTCTCGGATCCCAAAGACGCCAATATTCGGAAGTGTCGCCATTACTTGCCCATTCCATAACAACCAATGGAAGCCAAATAATTAATATTGGAATTCGAATAACATATTTTAAAATTCTCACTATGAATCCACCTTAAAATTTAAGACATCAAAGAGTAAATCGCCCACATGGGCTAGTGAATCCGCTATAGTGAACGGCGGCTAAAGATTCTCTTTGATGTCCTTCTAAGCGCCCTGTTTCCAAGGCGCAAAGAAGGTTATTCCTTATCGTGAAGCGCCATTTGCGCTTCACTTTCCGATTCGACATGCATTTACCAGCTAGGAGCCGGCGGCAACACACAAAAGAATTCTGGATATGCTGGCGTATGATAATCATGTTTCCAAATCTTATGTTGTGGACACCAATAGGCCGTATAAAGCAACCAAGATTGAGGATTGGAAGTCGAACACTCCGCGCACCAAAGTTTTGTTTATTTATCGTCCTTTGGAGCCATAGCAATTGGCATCCATTCCTTATCAAAATGTTTGTGCCATTCCCTTTCCATACGTTCGAATTCGATCTTCCTTTGATTTTCCAAAGATTTATCGAATCTCTTTAAATCAAATAATTGATAAATAATAAATCCGATCGTGAAAAGAATTGGCACGATAATAGCCAAAACAAATAATAAAATTCCTAACTGTTGACAGGTCATGACTTTGCTTTTTCAGCTACGGGCCACACCTTTTCCGCCTTCAAACCCAGGCCCGGAGTCTCGCAAGCTTTCTTGATTTCTCCAAAAGCTTTCCCAATGGAAGGCGGAACAAAATCACCACCGGCCTTCAAGTTCTCGAAATTCATGCGCTTAAAAAGACCGTATCGCCAAACCACGCCACTATGAAATTGGACGTAGATCCAGCCCGAATCATTTGGTTCTTCCTTGTCGGAATCAGTCGCGTATCCCTTTTCAACAAGTCTGAACCCCAAAGTGCAGATCCTCGAACTGTCGACCGAATCCATGACCGGGCAAAGCTTCATTCTTTCTTCGGCGTCCGCTTCATGTTTCAAAGCTAAGTCGACTTCAACGCCTAGACCGCTAGGTTTTTCCTTTGACATAATGCTCCTAAAGAAGTTCGGGATTAATTTGGATACCAACACTAATGCGAACAATCAATCCGAGCGTTGCTAAATGACTTAAAGAATTTTTAAAACTTGAAGACGTAACCGAATAGCCGGTTTTGTGAGCAACATCCTCCTTCGACCAAACATTTTGCGGAGCAAATAACATCATCTGAACAATTTCCTTTTCACATTTCCCAAGCTTTGGAATCCAATCTTGGATCGTGTTCAGTTGCGGCATGACCAAACCTTGAATTGGCGCATTCGACTCCAAATACAAACCTGAACCTTGGCGACCAACATATCGGAGCGTTACAAGCTTCGAAACGCAATTTTTGAAGCTGCTAGAAGTATGACTATAGCCGGATCGAGCCGCGACCATCGATTTTGAAAACGGATGTCCAGGCCGTAAGGCTAAAACCGAAAGGATTGCCCGTTCGCATTTTCCTAAAACTTTTTCAACTCCTTCGCCTATTTCATAATTTATCGACATAACTTTTGTTACTTCTGGCATTCCATCGCTAAAACGTTTCATAAAATTATCCGGATTCTTATTTACCGGCTTAATATTCATATCAAAAGGCGCGGCCGTTACTTTTAAATCGACACTTTCGATTCCAAGCCGCGTCATAGCATCCGCGTAATGATCGGAAATAAAATTATTCAAAGAACTTTTCATTTTAATCATTTCATCTTTAAACTTTTTCAATCCGATCTTTTGGATCTCGGCCCGAATTTTTTCCAATGCCTTTTCGTCAATCTTCGGTTGTGGCGGAATATGTTTCACCGCCGCTTGCATCTTCAAAGCCAATTCCAAGCCTTTAACTTTCTCTTTCAAAGCTTGAACATCCTTCAATTCCTGTTCTGCTTCCTTAGGAAGATCCGCCAATTGGGAAAGCATTGCCTTAATTTTAGCTGTCGGAGCTGGCGTTAAAGACATGGCCTTTCCGGTCTTCGCCGGCCGCGTAGCAGGTTCGTCAACATCGACAAGGACAACGCCTTTTTCACTGAAGGCCGGTCCAACGGTATAAAATTGGCCTGGACCAAGATCGCGAAGACTTAAAACTTCCGCTTTATTCGCGAAACCAAGTTCATCGGCCGCGCGCTTCCGATCAATATCCATATTCGCCAAACCAATTAATTTATTTTGGAGTTCGGCAGCAACATCCTTATGGAACTTACTCATACGCTGCGTTGCAGCGATAAGGCAAAATCCGCGCTTCCTCCCGCGTGACGCCAAAGCTGCTACCGCTTCTAAGCTAGATGATTTGCCAGACTCCGGCGCAAACTCATGGGCTTCGTCAAGAATGATAAGGACCGGATGCCAAAGTTCCTTCGGCGCATCGACCAAGGCATCCAAAAAATTCTTCACAAATTGAACGCGGTCCTGTCCGCGAACATCATGTTTCGGAAGTTCGTAAAGATCGGCAATCAAATTGAACTTTAGGTCCAGGCAACGGCGCGCCAAAGTCGCGGCCAAATGCGGACTTGCCGCAATATCTCCGCCTTTGCCAGCCACGACAAAGTCATAATCCTTTCGCATCGAAGAAAATTCGCCTTCTGCATCCAAGACAATGATTTGAATCTGTCCGTAAAGCGTTTCAATCAACTTTCGGAGCAAATAGGATTTTCCACCGCCGGAAGACGCCATGACCAAAGCGCGACTTGAAACCAAACGGTCCAGTTCAATGCCGACCGACTTCTTCGCCTTCACATCTTGGAAAACTCCAATCTTATTTTTCATTAAGGCCGCCATTTCGATTAAATTCTTTCCAGCTTTGACGAATCTTTTGCGCCAAAGTTAATTCTTTCGGCACTAAATCAAAAGCAACGTTGCCATAAAATTCTTTCAAAATTTCTTGTCGCCTTTTCGCTTCGTTCACTAGGTATGCCGCCGAAATAAAAGGATGCAAGGGCTTCTCTTTTCTGGATTGCTTCCAAAGCAAATGAATGCCGATCGCTTCGCAAATCAAAGCCAGAATCAAGACAGTCCAAAGCAAAATCCAAAAAGCGGATTCAATCGCGGCTGTAGAAAAGAAACTCATCGAGCTTTCTCCAAAGGAAATGGCTTTGTGAAAAGATGGACCGTAAAATTCTCTTCCGTATTTTTTTCATACAAAAACGGCAAGTTACAACCCAGGACATATTTGTCGTCTTGAAGCACTTCGCCTTTGACCAGGCCGTCCAAGACCGATTTGAAGGCGTTCGTATAGTCAACGTGACGTCTGGCCTTGAATCGCGCTTCTAAGAAGACCCAGGCGTCAACCAGCTTCAAAGGTTTATAAGCCTGGCGTGCGATCATGCCAATAACATCTTCGAAAGTCGAAAAGCGTTTCGGCAAATGCCGGGACTTCCCTTTATGATTTGACTTGGAAATCAAGGACATAGGAAAACTACAGGAACCAAGAAAGACTTCGTATCCAAAATAATCAGGAAACGCACTAGGAAAAGGCGGCTCCAAAAATTCATTTTTCCAGATTTGTTGAACAGCTAACTTATTCATTGAAGTTCCCTTCGCATACGTTCATAAAGAGTTTCCGCCGCTTTCCTTGGATGCATTGGCGTCCTTCGAAGCCTTGCTTTCTGTTCCTCGCTTAGATTCGGAACCCTGAACAAGACTTCCGAATTTCGCTTTTTCTTCCCGTTCCCGCCTGTCCCGCCGGTATTGTTCAAGGCTTGGGAGTTCATAGAGTTCCAAAAGTTCGTCGACCGTCAAATCTTTGTAAGGCCGCCATATTGAATCCCCTAATTTTTCCATTGCCCTGTTTGCCATTCCTGAATTTCCTGGAGCCAAAACTTGCAAGGCTCCGGAGTTTGATTTCGCTTATAGGCGTATCTGGCAAAATGCCCTTCTTCACAAGATCTGCAAGGCTGTCGAAGCGTAATGACCATAAAGTCCCTTTCATTCAAGTTCAAGAACGGGCCTCTAAAGGGAAGCGGCATCTTGCGACTCGAATAAAGGCATTTGCCCAGGCTCCACTTTATAAAGCCGATACCAATGGAGTCCTTGAACGTCCTTGTCACGTTTCCGTTCGTAGCTCCAAAATCCCGAAGCCTTGATATCGCGAAGTCGACTAGCGATCGTCCCAGGCCGCATTTTTAAAACAATCGCCAAGATATCCAGCGTATAAAATTGGCCGTCTACCATTTCCGCGACGATCTTGGCTTCGGAAGGGCGAAGGCGCTTTTTATCGGCTTCGGTGTAATGCGAATCGTTCATTGGATAACGCCATCATCCCTAAGAAGTTTGTCCAAAATCATCGCTTCTGGATCTAAAGACTTTTTCAAATAATCGTAAACCCGTTCATGAGTAGACCGAATACGGTCCTGCTTTTCGTGATTTGTGTTCATCCTTTTCAGCATGTCCGAAATTCTTTGATCTTGCTTCGCCTTCCTTTTAGCGATCGCTTCCGGATGATGGAAACCGCAAAAACCATCGCGCTTGCCTTCGTAATGGCAACGGGTCTTAGTGGAAGCCCGACCGTGAGTCCAAAAAGTGGCTTTGCAGCTCAACATTAGGTCCGCGCCAAAGATTTAAGCCAATTGTTTTGCTTATCGCTAAAAAACATTTGTGTACCGTATTGCTCAAACTTCTCCCGAAGATCCGAGACGAATTGCATCTGTGTCTCTGTATCGGCGTTGGAATCCGCCAAATCAAGATGCTCCATAAAATCATCGGCATTGTCGAAAAAATCAGAAACCCTTTTTGCGTTCAAGGGTTCACCGTTACCGATCTTCATTGGGCGCTTCCTTCAGGCTTCGAAGGAGTCAAAATGATTTTCTTGATCCCCTGCATCCATCCACCAAAGACCAAGTCAAACCAATGCATCTTTTCGTTATCTAAGCCAACTTTGACGCGGGGGCGGCCGTGAATACGGTTATGCCGCAAATACGACATATAACGCCGGTTCTTAGCGTGATTTTTGAATGGCCTACTTTTCGACATTTTTCTTCCCTTTCTTGGTCTTGGGCCTTCCGCCCTTTTTCCCATTGGCGATAGAAGCGGCAATCTTCGCTTCGCTCTTAGACTGTCCGCCCTTCTTTCCCCAGGCCTTAAATTTGTCCGTGGTGTATGTTTTCATTTTTAAAAAGATATCCTAACCCCGTTGGGATTTCAAGAACTTTAATTAAAATTTTCGGGATGCTTCAATTCAACTTGAAGTCCCTTGGATTCTATGTTTATTTTTTTCGCCGCCTCAATATCTTCCTTCGCGACTTCAAGAACGCTTAAACCTTGTTTTGCCATCGCCCGGTCCTGCCTGGTCGACCGAGTTGATTTCGCCATCCGTTCCAAAGCTGTTTTAACACCTATCAGGCCTACTGATACCCGGATCAATTTTTCGAGAAGCCTTTGATTCAAATCCCCGGATTTTTCCAAGGAACCTTTTAATTCAAGATTCCGCATCCGAAGCTTCTTCGCCATCTGAAGGCTTTCGGGGCGATCATCATTCAGGGCCTTAATCATTTCTTCGGACATTTTTTCTTCGGACATCCTCAAATCCTTTCGCGGACCATTTGGTCGAATTCAGTCCGAAGAATGTTTAATTTCGTTTCCATCTTTCCCGACATTTCAATATCAACGCGACCGCCCTTGAAAAACTGGCGTCGAAAATCCAGGTCCGGCTTCAGCCACTTTTCACCAAAGGCAGCAGCTTGTAGAACCAAAGGTTCAAACTCAAAACCGCAACAGCCGGCAGTTCCAACAATCGCATTCAAAAAACGGATGTCGTTGTAGTAAGTAACCGCCGGAACACCAAGCCAAGTTTCAATCACATGGAAGCCTTGGGCCTTGAATAAAGTTCCGCGCTTCCATGCGTCGAGCAAGTTTTCATATTCCGGCAAAAACATTTCCTTGATCCGCGCGGCAAAATATTCATGCGTCACCAAATTTCCGTCTTTGGCGCGTTCGCCTTTAATCCGTTTTTTGTATCCGGACAAAATCAACTTCGCTTGATCGTCCCATTCCTGGGGCTTTAAGAATCCGCCTGGAATTTCCATTTAATCCCTTTCCTTGTGTTTGTCATGAAGGCGTTCGAACTGATTCAAAAAGGCGCGAAGCGATCTTCCATTCCGGCCGTAAAATTCCACATTGAAATATTCTTCGATCATGTCGCAGACAATCAAAAGCTTAATGCCTTTACACTTTTGGCGGAGTTCAATCAAAGACTTAATATTTTGTTCCGGCGCTAATTCGTGTTTCTTCGATTGGATCCGCCATTCTCTAGCAGGATCAAAAGTCCCGGCGGGATATTCTTCCAAAACTTCCGGAGCTGATTGACCCCGCGCTTCCATCCACTTGTCCAGGTCATTGAAAAAGACCCGCAAGCTAGGGCGCGACCAGGGATCATAAATACAAATTTTCCAACGCCTTAAAATTTCGGCTTCGCCCAGGCTTTCTAGGGCTTCCGTGAAAATCTTCTGCCAGCCTTTAAAATGCATCGCCGGCCATTTTAGCGCCGCCCCGTTAAATCTTTCAGACCAAAGAGCCTTTAAGCCAAGCCAACAGGAATCTTGATTCGGATGTTTGGCGGGATCCTTCGCCGCGTTAGCGGCGGTTTGTTTAAGTTCTTTAGGTTCTTGATTCCTTTCTTTCTTATACGTCACGCCGTGAAGGGGTAGGCCTTCACCTGGTGAAGGGGTCCCCTTCATATCGTGAAGGGGTAGGCCTTCACCTGGTGAAGGGGTATTAAGCAATGTTTTTCTTGTTTCCGGAGTTTGCATCTCCCATGTTTTTCCAACACCGTCTTTGGAATCCACCAAAACAATCCAGTGTGTTCCTTGAAGTTCAATTTGACATTTCCGAACCGTATTTTCACTGGTATTCATCCGCCGAGCTATAGAAGGAATTGAAGCCCAACAATCTTGTCCAAAACTCCACATAACCGCATAGCAAAGGCGCGCCAAAGAAGTGGTGTCGCTTTCCAAAAGAGCAATATAAAGACGTCCATAATTATCAGGCGGTGTTTTTATTCTTTGGCGTTGTTCTTGCATTCTTAGGGCTCCATAAAATAAAAAAAGGCCTTGTTTTACGATACCGGGAAAATCCGGTTCCAGCCCGGAACGTCCAAACCGCTAAGTAAGGAGTCCCGGCATCGTAAAACAAGGCCTTTGAAGGGGTAGCTGGAATACCCCGCCGAAATCATCAAACCCTTTTATTCCATCCTGCCTAAAAAATCAACTTAATTTCTTTGGCGATTACGATCGCGATTAGAACAACAATCGAGGAAATCGCGGTCCAAGCAAATAAATTGTCGATTTTCTTGGACGTCTTCGATTGGAGGCTTTGTGTTTCACCTTCACAGACTAGGCGCATTCTAGGCGGAATCGGTTTTACTGGTTGCCGATCATGCCATCCTTCAATTTGTTGGAGTCTATTTTTCAAGGCGCTTCCCTTTCTTTTTCTTCGGCCTTCCCTTAGCCCGGACCTTGCCGCTACAAATTTTTTTAATCTTCTCGGCAAGTGTTTTTGAAAAGGCCATTGTTGGATTGGGAACCCGGACGTCGGGTTCAATGGCAACGTCCGGGTTCATGCGGTTCCAGTTTTTCAATCGGGCGCGAACTAGACGATGTGGTAATCCTAGTTCGTCCCCTATATCCTTGAATGTATATTCCTTGGGCATGGGCTTCCTTTAAAAATCAATATCTTCGGCACCCTTCGGAACTCCGGCTGCGACCGGTTGCTTTGGATCGCCAAAGGCAATTTCCTCGGCATCCGTTGGCGCGACAGCTGCTCCGCTATGGTTTCCTAGACGCGAAGCATCGACACCGGCTAACAGCTTGACTTGGATTGGGCCGGCTTCTTGGCTTTCCAAAATCTTTGTTCTCGTCTTTTCTCCGATACGGGCAAAGATCGCCGGATCCGGATTGTCCAGGTCAAAGATAAACGGCGCATTGACCAAGGGCGGATAATTCTTTTGAGCCTTGGCTTTGACAACCGACTGAATCTTGACGCCGTCATTGTGAGCGACAACAAAGATTTCGCAAGCCTTGCCAAGAAAAGGTTCAAAAGAAAAGCGGTCGCATTCTTCCTTGGTCATTTCCCGGCCGATCCAACTATCAAAAAACTTCCGCATATTGGATGTCTTCCAAAGCGAAAGCGTAAACCAAGCCATGATCAAAAGCGGATCGCCGGAATCGGCATATTCATCCAAGACTTCAAAAGCCAATTGGACGGTATGTCGAAGTTCAGGCGGATTGTTTTCGTAAGCTTCCATCCGCGTTCCAAGATCGATCACGCGCAACAATCGCGCGTCATGCGATCCCGGAGAAACATTTTTGAAGCTGCCTTGTGGAATTCTCATTTCGGGAGTCTCCTGTTTAGCGGCTCCGGCCCGCTACCGTTTCGCGTTTAATTTGAAGCCATGCGGAATGCTTGGCTTCGTTCAATGCGCCGGACTTAATCATCGCATTGATTACCTTGTCGTTTTTCATAAGGACAACCGACAAGAATTCGGGAGGGATCTTGGAAAAATCTGGAATTTCAAAAGTCATTTCCTCTTTAAGCCGATATCCTCCAACTTTCGTTTCGACCTGGACCTGTTGCTGTTTGTTCTGGGCTTCCCTAGCGGCCTCAATTTGGCGCTCTGCTTCGGCTTCAGCCGCCTTTTGGGCCTTCCCGCCCTCCTTTAGCTTGGAAGCTTTATCTAAGGCTTCCTGGGCCTTCTGGGCGGCTTCCTGGGCCTGTCTAGCAGCTTCCTGGGCTTTTCGTTCCTGTTCCTTGAAATAGTCCGAAACTTGCTTATCGGCATAATTCGCAGCTTCGTTTAAAGGATCCGTCGCCCCTTTAGCTGCTGCATCGATCATGCGGCCGAAATTCAAAGACGGTTCTTTCAATTGTTTCCGATTGTCGTCGATTAACTTCATAAGGCCGCGCGCTTCCTTTGACATTTCGCCAAGAGCATTCGCGGTTAATTGGTCAGTCGCTTTGAAGGTTTTAATGCGGGCTAAAAGATCGCGGGCCTTAGTGACAATTTCTCCGCCAATAACCACAACCGGGCTTTGAAGTGGAACCGAGGAAGAAACAATCACCGGTTCGCCTTCCGTCACAGTCGCTAAAGCGATGGCCTTGGCTTTTTCCTGGGCACGTCCTAGTTGTCCGGCAAACTTGGCATATTCGGAACAGGTCGCCTTCACCGGACAAAAACGGCATTGAACTTCACCGGCTAACAATCGGGCGTCTTCTGCGTTCGCTTTCGCCACAACATCTTTAATCAAAGCTGCCGCCTTGTTCAAAGTCGGCATGTCATAGACATAACTGCTAACCCGTTTGTCCTGGGCAAAGGTTCCCGGCTGAATAATGCAAACTTCAATCGCTTTCCGGATACTCGCTTCACCTTTAGCCAGACCGGCGGCGTAGGCGGCAAGCTGAAGATTATTTTGGGCATCTGGCACATGCGAAACGCCAAACTTCCAATCAACGATCATCGCTTGGCCTTTATCCAAATCGATTTGAATCAAATCCGCGCGGCCTTTGGTCAAACCTAGGAAGTCCAAAGGAATTTCCTGTTCAATACCAATAACCCCTTCACCTTTGTTCAACATAAAATCGCGGTGCGCTTGCTGAATTAATTCAGCATCCCCGGCTGTGGTATCCGGGCATTTTTCCAAAGCTTCCGTTATTTTGTTTGGGTCCATCGGCTTGCGGGGATCGGAACCGATACAACTAGCCATAATTTCGTGCAGTTGTGTTCCTCTTCGCGATTCTGGGGTTGAAGGACTTGTTACACCCTCGCAAGCCCTAGCCGATCCAGGGCAAAGCGCGACACGTTCAAGATTTGACGCTCTAATTTTCAGCATTGGGAGCTATCCTTTCCTTACATGAAAAAGAAAACTTCGACATCCGGAAGATTTACCAAAGTCGACTGATACGGTTCCACGAAATGCGGTTTGCCGTGTTTGACCAATTCTTGCGTGATAAAAAATTGATCCTTCCGTTCCGGCATCGCCTTACAAGGCATGATTGCCGGAAAAGGATCGGAGTCAATTTGCGGCGTCCAATTGCCACGAACGCCGAAATGGATATCCCCGCGTTCCTTCTGAATCTTCTGAAGCAATTCGATGATCCCGGAGATCCGCATTACTTGCCCCTTTCAGCAATCATCAAATCCGCCCAATAGTAGGACCAAGCAATTTGACGTTTGGCCTGAAATTCGACCGAGAAGTCACTGGCCTTTTGCTTCCATTCGTTCCACCTGTCGCAAATTTCCGGTGTCTCACAGTCCGACCCACAATCACAACCGGAGCAATAAGAGCCTTTAGGCTTTTTCGGAAACTCCAAATCCTTTTCGGGATGCTGATTTCCGAAATCATCCGGGGCTTCCTTCGGGGCTTGGACCGCGAACCAATCCCGCATCGAAACGCCAAAGTGATACGAGAAGTCGACTCCGCCCGACAATTTGTTCGGGACTTTCACTTCAAGCGGAAACGCAGGTCCGCCAGCCTTGAAAAACTTTTTAACGTCCATTGCCATAACAAGTTCCTTTCTGTTGTTTAAAGATTCGGAATAATATTCCAAATCCATTTTTAATACAAGTTAAATTTCCTAGGAAATTTTAAAGCAATCCCGCCGCGATTTTCGCATTCCGAAGAATCGCTTTGACCAACTGGCCTTTGGCGGCTTCCTTGTGTTCGCTTCCGATCCGTTCCACATTTAAGAGCCGGTCGCCGTGTTCCCGCTTCTCTTCAATTAAGGCCAACATTTTTTCATCAATTCCTGCTCCATTGCCTTCTAAATACCAGGCCGTCACAGAATCTTTTTGACCGATACGATGGCAACGATCTTCCGCCTGGTCCATATCTCCGGGCGTCCAGCCGAATTCCGCAAAGGCCACATCCGAAGACGCGGTCAAAGTCAAACCAACTCCGGCCGCTTTAAGGGAACAGACAATCAAATTGCAAGCAGGATCTTCTTGGAAACGGTCGACAGCCTTTTGACGGTCTTGGATTTCCATATCACCCAGGACGGCCGCGCATCCTGGAAAGGCGTTCATATAGGCAGCTTGAACTTCCTTATGGACCGTGAAGAGAACCAGCTTCTTTTCGTTTTCCTGGAATTCTTTGATCCATTGAATAATGCCCGGAACCTTTTGACGCGCCGCTTCGCGGCGTAATTCACCTATCCGAACCAAGGCATCCGCTTCAGTCAATCCAGGCAAAGTCGAATTTTCCAAGGCATGATAGGCTTCCGGATCTTCCATCGCAATCCCAACATCAACGCGACGTTTCGCAGGTAAATCCTTCAAAACTTGCGACTTCTCCCGGCGGATTAAAAAAGTCGAACGGCAAATTTGCTGCAATTCTTCAAGGCCCTGTCCCCACATATACCGCGAACGGAATTTTTGAAAGCCGCCAATATCTTCCAGTCTGTGAAGGATCTGAAGCAAATGAAGGAGTTCGCCAGGACGATTCAGGATCGGAGTTCCAGTTAAGCCTAGAATCAAAGCATCCTTCTTAAATTTTTTGTAAACCGCATCCGCCAATTCCTTAGCTGCAATACTGCGTTGGGCTTTGTAATTTTTGAGATAGTGCATTTCATCGAAGACCAAACCGCGATGTTTGCAAACTTCGGTTAAGTAGTCCTTGAATTTGACTAACTGTTCGTAATTGCAGATCGAGACGTCCGCACCTTTGGCATCTTCAAATAAGGCAACTGAATGACCAGGAAGCCACTTCCTTGCTTCGCGATACCAATTCAATTTGAGGGACGCGGGGCAAAAGATAATCACAGGAAAAGCATTCAAATTTTTAATCGTCGCTAAAGCTTGGACCGTCTTTCCGAGCCCCATTTCATCTGCTATCAAAGACCGGCGTTTTTCTGAAGCATAAGCAACCCCTGCCCGTTGGAAGGGCATCAAGATCCCACCTAGGCCCGCAACTTCAATTTCCGCGTCGGTCGCTAAAGATGATGCAACTGCCTTCGCGCTCTGTTCTTCGACTTCCTTTCGCTTCGCCGTAGCTTCAGCTCGGCGAGATTGTAAGACTTGCGGCATTTCCATCTTGGCTTTTACCGCGAAGCCAAAGAGATCGTCCAAGGCCAAAGGATTTGTTAGATCAATCGACCAGCACTTCGCTTGCGGATTCCAGGACCGGCCCGACACTTCGCGGATCATTTCGACGATATCGGGATTGTAAGGGAAACGGACTTCAACTTTTGTTTCGCCGACAAGTTCAATCGCCGACCAGGGCTTCAAAGGCGCGGGCGTGGGCGAGGCCGAAGGCGCTGGCGGAGCATCAATTAATGGAACCGGGATCGCGGCATAGTCGACGCCAAAGCCCGACAATTGCTTCGTGTATTTCCGTAACATCTTGTAAAGGGCAGCTTGCTGTTTGATAGTCCAGGGACGCTTTGCCCAAAGATCTTTCGCGAATGGAGCGTCATAGCCATTGAAACCCGTTCCATCCTGAGAATGTGCGCCGTCACAGACTCCTAAAAGGTTTTCTAAGGCACTTTCAATTGTATTTGGCATTTATAAACTCTCCACTCCGAAGCCCTTCCGGGAAGGCCAAAGCGTTTGCTTTGGAATTTCAATAATATAACGAAAGGCAGACCCTATAGCAAGTTAAATTTCCTAGGAAATTAACCTTTTTCCCAGGAAACATTCGCCCTAACGTATAAAGGGCTATAGAGCCTTGAAGGGGCCTAGGAATGGCATATAACGAAGAAAGCCGCCCTTGTGAGGCGGCTTTCCGTTTAGTAAAGATTTGTAGCTTCTTATAATTATTGCGTGACTTGCGCTCCGACCCCTATCGGTAATGAATAGCCTAAAAGACAAGCATTCTCTCGCCACAAAACCGCCAAGGTTCCGTAAGGAGCAATGCCCGCCGTAATCCCTCCCGTAAGATAAAAAATTTGCGAATTCGAATCGTAATCGAACGCGCCTTCCAGGCCGATCTGATAGGCCCCGAAGCCATACAGAATGTCCAGGCCGCCAGCCTTATCCGGTGAAGGCGTCCAGACACCACCTGATATGGTCCCGAAAGTTGCTGAAAGAGCTGGTTCAATAATCAAAGTTGCCGTTCCAGATGCAGTCGGGCTAATCGAGATCGGCCCAAAATCAATCCCCGCTTTGGCAGTTGAAGCAAATAAAAGCGAAGCGCCGATCAAAGCCAAGATCAAAGACGTCTTGATTTGCGCCACGTTGGGGATCTGCGACAAAAGCCCGTTCAAAACCGCCGTCACGTTTGCAGGGGCCGGATGCCCTGCGTCCGCCATAGCAGCTTGAAGGTCGGTCGCAAGCGCCGTAACGTCTTTCACTTCTGCTTGACCTTGCTTCGATGCCAAGAACGCGATGCCGGCCGAAACAACCGTCTTCACTTCGTTGTAAATACTTTTGAAGCTAACCAGAACTGAACCGAAAATCATGGCGACAATCGGGCTGTATAGATAGCTGATTGCGCCCGCGATATTCGGAACCGTGATTGTTGCCGTTTGAGCCGTTGCGGAAACATCCATCTTTATTTCTCCAAACCCGGAATAAAAAAAGGCGGACGATACCGGGAATATCGCCCGCCCTTAGTATTTCTTACGGACGAAACTATCAAGGACTAAATATTAAAAGTGCCACGTAGAAAAGACAAGCAACAAAAGCCGCGCCTAAAAGGGCTATGGAAGCCGCTTCCACCAATCGAGGGAGCCATATTCTTGCCCGCACTCGTAACGGGCGATCGATCGAGCTACGCCGATAAGGGTATCCCGATCCGTTAGGTCCAGCTTTAAGTTTGGCGATACGTGCAAGCGACGGGATACGAAAAGGATATACGCTTCTCTTTCGCTTACTGGCAAGCCACGCCATATCCACCGTCCTATAATTTTACGTATCGTATGGATTCCATGCCTGGATCGATACAGTCTAAGATTCTTTAAAAGGGCCTCGGCTCCGTCTTCCGGTGTTACAAAGTGAAGATGATGATAAGGATCTAAGCCGTCTGCGCCTTTCCAATATTTTAAATCCTTGATGCTGTCCGCGCTAATATTGCCTGGGTTATTGTCTAAAACTCCTAATGTCTGCCCATGAACCATAACCGCAAACAAAAAAAACAAACTTAATAGAGCCTTCATTTCTTAAAACTCCTTTCCCTTAAAGTTTCTTCAAATCATCTTCGATTTCTTGCAAAACACTTTCTTTTGGTGTCGGAGTTGGCACACTTGGAATAATTGGCAAAACAGGCGCGGAAGTCGCAATCTCTGCCACAATCCCTAGCGCATCTTGAATTGCCGCTAAAATTAAGGTGTCCGGATATGGATCAATACCTTCCTCTTCCTTACAAATAAATTTCATGAAGGAAAGGAATAAAGGGATATTTTTCGAAAGATCCACAATCGCATTTGGACTAGCTTTGATCGAGCTGCAAACAAAGGCAATGTAAGAAGTCGTGTCATTACTATCTGTTGGGGGGGCATGGCGGTTAATGATTTTTGTAAAAGTGTCGCATCCGTCGACCGTCTGATAGCTTCGGAAGTTCTTGGCTCCGGCCCGAAGACCCCAAAAATCCGCTTCCTTACCGTTGAAGTCTTCAAAGATACAGAAGGGGCCGCCCTTTGAATTATCTATCCCGGCTGGCCCTTGGGCCTGTCCATCCCAAGTCTGTTTGTTGGGTAAGATCCGTTGATTCGTCGGATTATGATTCCGAAGTCCGCGCGAAGTTCCGTAAGTTTTTAAAGCGCCCATGATTTATCCCTCACTCATAACAGAAGGTTGCGTAAAGCGAAGTATTAATTTCCTCATTTTGTGGATTGATGATAAACGGGAAGAAGCCAAATTGACCATTGAAATATTGGTCATTCCCCGGAAGCCCGAATGAGAAATTGACATTCCCACTTCCTTGGACCGCGATCAAATAATATCCGGGATTCATAGGTGAAATTGGCCCGATACTAGCCGGTAAGGTATTCCAGGCTCCGGGCGTGGCTTCCGTAACCATCGTTGTATAAAGCAAATTCGGATAACTTGCTGTTGTCTGATAAATCGCTCCGTAAAGTTTCCCGGATCCAGACGCCACATAAACCGAAATATCGTCGAAATATTGATAGGCATTGCAGAATGCTGAAATCGTAATTCCTTTTAAAATCGTCGTGTCGTAAGCATTGAAGCTATACGACGTTGTATTTATATTTCCGATTGGCTGGCATTGTGGCGTAGGTGAAGGTGAATATGTCGAAGTGACCGTAAAGGAATTCGTTGGAGTTGGAGAAATTGTTGCCGTTTGTGTCGGAACGGTCGGGGTAGGAGTAGCGGTTTCAGTAATGGTTGGAGTAATCGACCAGGTCGGCGATTGACTAAAGGTCGGCGTCATAAAAGGCGCAATTTCAAAAGCGCCGGCAACAAATATTCCAGGCGTCAAAGATGCAGTATAAGAAACATCATAATTAATGTTGTATTCAGAATAATCTTGAATTGAAATCGAATTCAAAGTTGAACTCGAACCACAAGTGCTCATAATTCGATTCACAAAACTTTGATCAAAATTCCATTGTGTCAAAACATTGGATTGATTATAACCAGTCCATCCCAAAATAGTTCCACCAGATCCAAATCCATAAATTCCACCTGGATAATTTGCCGTAAAGGTCAAGGCAAGTGCTCCGCCTTGTATCCCTAATTGATTCAATAAATTGAGCTGTTTATAAATTCCGGATGGACCATTATAAATATAAACGTTTGAATATTCTAAAGCCGTAATTCCATCGATAGGTAAATCGGAACCGCTAACTGTAACTGTGACATTAGAGGCCGTATTTGATGGTGGATTTAGTAAAATCCAAATTGAAGTATCCGCTTCGTAGCCCTCGCCATTAGCTAAATTTCCTGTATCAAAAACTTTAGTAAAAGATAATCCATCCCAAGTTACTGCGTTAAAAGTATAAGAAAGCCCATCGTTATTATTTGGGATAACAATTAAGGCCGTATGGGTAACTCCATTTCCAGTTGTTAAGGCCGTAATTAAAGATCCACAAGCCGCCGTTCCAGTAATAAATGTCATAATCGCCGGAGTCACAGTCGACGTCGGACTATTAATCGGAGTTGGAGTCGTGGTTTCAGTCGGAGTCAAAGTTGAAGTTGGCGAATAAGAAAAAGTCGGCGACGAAGTGAAGCTTGGCGATGTCGTGAAAGTTGAAGTTACGGTTGTGTGGCAAACGGCGGTATATGTTGGCGTTGCCGTATAAGGAGGCGTATTCGTAAAAGTCGGAGAAATCGTATCTGTAAAAGTTGGTGAAGGTGAATTGAAATTCAGCAAAAGCACTACATCACTACCAACGCTGGAAACTGCCGATCCCGAGAGATAGGCGAAAGTGTAAGCGTTTGAGTATTCACCAAGATAGGCCCCAGAAGAACCTGTCCCTGCCAGATTCGCATTCGTAACCCAAAAAGGTCCGCTTGACATTCCAGGAATATTGGTTGTTGCCATTGGAATATTCGTGCTGGCCCCGGTGCTCGTATTCACGAATTGAACGAACCAAGCATTGCTCGTAGGGGAAACTGAAGTTGCCAAAGCTAAGCTTGAAGCATTTCCGTCGGCAGTATCGCGATAGCAGGGCAAAAGTGCCGGGTCTTGATCCAGTTGCTTTAAAATAATTGGATTTTGGAGATATGCTTTTTGTGCGGCGCTCGTCGCACTCAAATCCACATGGGCTAAGGAATCAACAATCTGAGAATGTGACATGCTCCACATATCATATTGAACGCGACCCCAATTGTCGGATAGCATCGGCATGGCGTTAGTATCTAAAATCCATTCATCGGCCCCTGTCTGAAGAGGAGAAGCAACGTTGTAAGAGCTATTTGTTTGGGCACCGAGCCCGTGCGTAATGATATCGTTGTAGCTCAATGGGCCACTATCTTCAAACCACGTATTAAATCCAGTGCTAGGAAGCCATGAATAAAAAGTGTTTCCCCAATAGAAGGTGCACATGGGATTCGGGCAAGCTGCCGCTGCCGCACTGAAAAGATTCATTTCGTTTTGAAGGTTGAAATTCGGATCGGAAGTAATGCTGCATGTATCGATAGCGACGCCGTCCACACCTTGACTTGAAAGATAGGCCAAATCTTTGTATTCACTTTGGTAACTTCCAATGCTGTATTGTCCTGTTGGAGAAGGGCAGCTTAAAGTTCCGGCGCTTATATAAACATCGAACTTCATTCCCGCCGCATGGGCCGCTGCTGCTGTGAAGCTTAAACTGATTCCAGAAACCCCCTGCAAGTTTCCGTTTACATCGCGTGTCGTCTGAGCCCATCCTGCATCCCAATGCATCCAAGTATAGCCAGCCGAAATATAGCCGCCATTGACCGCATCCGTGATCAAAGAACCCATCGCCTGACTCGTCATGGTCATGCAATTAAAGCCATGATACGAAGAAGTCAATAACCCATTTGGAGCCGCTGGAACGTAAGTCACCAGCGAAGTTGGCGTCGGACTTGCTGTCAACGTCGGAGTTCTTGAAGGCGTAATGGTCACTGTTGGGCTTACTGTGGGTGAAGGGGTATTCGTCGGCGTATAAGTCGAAGTATCACTAGGCGTTGGACTTGGCGGTGGATTTTGAATCCCATTGTAAAAATAAAGATCGTGTAGGTATCCTTGAAATCCATAGTTCGCAGAGCCGCAATAATTTCCGATGATCGCCGAAATGACGGTCGTCGCGTAGCTTCCATTTGAAGTCGTCGAGTAATTATAAGTCCCGTTGTAAGCGGTCTCGAAATTCGTCCCATTCCAAATGACCCGAACTTGCGTCCAAGTTGTCGCCGGAATTCCAGTGCTGTTGAAAATATCAATGCAAGTGCCCCCGCCTGGGGCCTCAATGCCAAAATAATTTGAAGTCGTGGCTTGAACAAGCAAGTTCCCGCCGCACTGTCCTGAATTGGCAATCCAAGAACAGATGCTATTCGGAGCTGCTGTAGCTGTGATGTAAACGGAAGCATCCACCTCCCAGGAATTCCCTGCTGGCCCCCAGGCCGTCAAAAATCCCGAAGGAAGTGCGATATATGAAGTTGTATTGGCAATCTCAACGCAAGCCGATCCAGCTATCGTCTGATATTGGATAGAGCCTGTCGCGGTCCCGTTGTAGCCATTACCGGAAATGTCCGTTGCATTTGAAACTAAGGGATAATGTGCAACGAGCGTTGCAGCATGAGCTGAGGAAGCTAAGCCAATAAGCAATAAAGCTAAGAGACCAAACTTCTTCATAATTCCGAATGTAATTAGCCAAATCGATCCTAAGAAGCAAAGTAGGAATAAAGTAATTCCTAGCATTGGCCAGAAGCCTAGGCTAGAAACTTCATAAAAACGCATTGAACTAAATCCAGTATCCAACATTATCTCTGAACCTGTTGCGCCAAATTAAGAACGGCTTGTTTCTCTGCAATGTCCTTTTTTAACTCTTCCTGTTGTGATGCTGGCATTGCTTCGATAAGCGCCTGGACATCAATCTTTGTATCCAAGATGTCCCGGCGCATCAAACGCAGTTCAGTCATAATTTGGCTTTGGACCCACCCTCCCGCCAAAAGAAATAAACAAACGGCAAGCGATTGATACGCAAGCTTTCCGCTTAAAATTAAATGGAAAGGGCCAAGCGAAAAATCGGCTTCTCCCGGATCTTTAACATCTTTGACGGTCATGGTTTCCTCTTAGTAGTTGTTGCAGACTTGTCCGGATGCCGAAACATTGCTGGCAACGCCTTCCTTATACCAAATGTTCTCCGACGGCCTCAACTGAAGCGTCGCCGACGCTCCCGGAATCAGGTCCGCCCCGTGGACCGTCGGAGTCGTAGACAGAAGCGAAAGCCAATACGTAAACGTATAGGTCGCGGTCTGTGGAACGTAAATGGATGCGCGGCAAGGTTGCGTTGTGCATCCACTGGCCGCGAAGGTCCAAGCGTTCGTCGAATTGAAATTGATATCAGTGCAATTCGCCGGCCGCAAATCATCCGTCAAGACTCCGTAGGCGCTCCAAAGTTGCTGCCCAGGTGTCGAAGTTGGAGTCGTTGTCGGAGTCCAAGTCGGCGTTGAAGTTGGAGTCGTTGAAGACGTTGGAGAAGGTGTTAAAGTCGGAGAAGTCGTAAGCGTAGGACTTGACGTTGGTGTAGCTGTCGGACTGAAAGTAAACGTCATGGTTCGAGTCGAAGTCGGACTTGGTGTCGGAGTCCAAGTCGGCGTTCTACTGGGCGTCGCGGTCGGAGTATTCGTTGCACTAATACTCGGCGTATTTGTAGGAGTCACAGTCGCGGAAATTGTCGGCGAATAAGTCGGAGTATTGGCTTGGGCCTGAAGTTCAACCATTGCGCCAGCTAAAGAAAAAGCCGCCGGACCAGTGACCGAAAAATTCTGTGAAGCCGTGAACGTGGTATCACCGTAAATATAGGATTCCGCCGTTTGTGTCTCACTTTGACGAATCGTAATTGCTGTATTCGTCACACTAGGAGCAGACGTTGCCGAATAAACTCCCGAAATATAAGCCGACCAAGATCCCGAAACCGCTTCGCCGCCAAATGTGATTGAAGCGTTGTAGGCCGAACCGCTATCAACCGATCCAATCCCCGCAACTCCATCATAGGCCGCGATCACAAAATGATAGTCGGTCGGCATATTGGCAAAATTGATATAGACCGTATTGCTTCCGGTCGCAGGTGCAGCTAAAGAAAACCAATAAGCGGATGTGCTCAAATTGCCGCCTACGCTTTGTTGGGCTAGATAAGTTCCGCCGTAGGACACGCTTTCCAGTTGGCCTAATGAAGCGCCGTCTGTAAAAACACCTACCAATAGCATCGTGTGATAGCTCCCGCCGTTCGTAAACGCGGCGGATGTGACATTGTCAAACGAAGCACTCGAATCAAGCGTTACCGCCGATCGAAGCGTCGTCGCCAAGAAAAGCGTCGCTAAAAATGCGAATACCCGTTTCATTGTCTTCTTCTCCTTTGTTTAGGCTAAAAGTTCGCCAAAGATTCCGGAATTCTGGTTTCCATACCAAGTCAAAGTCCCGGAACTTTGACCGTTTGCTTCTGTCCAAGCTGCCGTTGTCCGTCCCGCCACAATCGAATTTGCATCCAAAAGAAAAGATGCCTGGGCTTGGGCAGGTGTGGTTTCCGTTGCCGTTACATTTGGAGTCAAACCGAATGTCGTGGATCCCGAAATGTTGACTCCGTTGATCGCGATCGAGGTTTGAAATCCAATACCGGTTGCAGATGTGCTGGAACAGCAACCAAAAGCCCGGATCAAAATTTCGTCCTCCATGACCCCGACAACAAAATCTAATTGAGCATTAGCATCATTGTTGGAATTCCGGATCGTTTGGGACGAATAGGACCAAGTTGCGGTTGCTTCATGAAATTCCATAGCACGCCGAATGCGGTTGTAGTAATTCCAGATATAGCGAAAGGCCCTGGAATCCTTCGTCTGCCCGGAAGTTCCGCCAGTCATAAACGAACCGACATAACGTTGACTCGTATTCGCGCTATTGACGTAAATTCCATTTTGCATTGCTAAAGGTGTCGACCGGCTGTTTGTCGCTCCCCAAGCAATCGCATTCAAACTCAAAACACCGCCTGTCTGTGAAACAAAGACGTCGTAAACCGTCAATGTCGTTGCGGGAACCGCTAGGGAAAGGTCCGCACTCAAATTGAAAGCTTGCCAATTTGTTCCATTGAAAAGGGAAATCGTATTTCCCTTGTAGGGCGTTAAATAAAGATTCGCGATGTTGTTGTTATCCGTAGGAGAAACAGCGACACCTGTCGTTCCAGTTAAACGGGCCTGAAAAGTTTCTTTGCCAATACCGCCCAAACTAACGGAACGGCTCACTTCATACCAAGCGTTTCCTGCGTTGTTCAACTGAAGGACAACGAAATCTTGTGAGTTTGCAACCACGACATTACTTTGAGTCGCTAAATAGATTGGACAGGTCGTCCCGATTCCATGTGCCAAGATGCCTGTCCCACCACCCCCACCTTGAATCACTAAAGTTCCAAATGAAGAACCGGAACCAGGCTTAAAGTTTGTCGGCAAAATATCCGTGACGGTCCCGGTTCCAGATCCAAAGCTGATATTGGAATTTGCCGGCGTGATCTGGTTATTCCCTGCACTTAAAATAATGGCCGTTTGTGCGGATCCGCCCAACATCAACGGGAAGCGAAATTGAAACCAGGTCAACCAAGCCGAGAAATTATTGAACAGCCAATTCCAAACCGAACTTGAAGGGACTTCGTCGACCACATATCCGTCGTTTAAATGCCCTGCATCCGGAGCCGTGGAATTAACCCCATTGGCATCCCAAACGGAAGGACTGTTTGGCGGTAAAATAGGATTCGACATTTTAGAAACTCCCTAAAGCGTGGCCTTGATCCAGGCCCGCGTTATTTCCCGACACCGGCTTATCAAACTGAAAAGTCGGAAGATGCGAGCCAATTTGCACTTGAACGCCAACTCCGGCAACCGCCGAACGGCGAAGGATCGAAGCCGTTTGTTGATCGCTATAAAGCGGCGTGGCATCAATCCCTGTAATCGTGATATTGGCGTTTGCATGTGCCTGTTGGACTACTTGGACCGAAGAGGCCCCACCAAAACCCAACATGATTTGAATCAAGTCCTCAATCGATCCTTCCGATTGATAGGCCCGAATCATCATTTGAAGTGCCGCCATATAATCCGCATCGCTCAAAGAAGCGCGCGGCAACCCTAATTCAACGCCTAATGCGTCCAACTGTGCTCCAACAGCGTTCGGGATAAACAGTTCCGTCAAAACCTGGATCGTGGCTTCCAAGATATCGTCTAACTGCGCGCCAAAGGCATTCACGAACGCCGTATAGTTCGCTGCATTTTGGAATTGTTGGGCGGTTCCCGCCATCATGTTTGCCGCGTATCCCATTAGCTGTTCACCGTAATATTGCCAGCCGTGAAGCTGGCAAGTTGATTGATTGCCATCGGAATGTTTGCGGTTCCCGCCGGATTCGGCGCAAGGCCGATAAAGATTTCCAAGGACTCCGCATCCGCCACGCCTGGAACTGTATTGACCGGTGTAAAAAGACCGGTTTGGACGACCGTCTGTCCGGGCTGATATTGCGTCAAGGCATAAGCGACAATGGCCTGTTGGATCAAAACATCGCCGTTTGTCGGATAGACCGGACCTTGTGCCGGCGCGGTATTCGGATTGACGTTGACCACAACATAAACCGGAATATTTTCGATTCGGTCGAAATGAATCGGAATAATCTGATTTTGACTTGTCGTGACGTCAACGGTCGTTGATCCATTGGTATTAATTCCACCGCCGACCGCCGCATAAATCGCGTTAGCAACGTCTTGATCCGCTCCACCACTGACAACCAAATGGACCGAATGCGGCAAATCTCCATAGCTATTGACCGTGTCACCAGTATTCGCATAACCCCACACTTGCGAGACATTGGGAGTTGCAGTTACCGCCGCGATAATTCCGTTCATTGTCGCTGTGCCTGGGCGGTTGCGATATTGAGCTGCGCGGACTCGATATGCTGAATCTAACTCGGCATTCGTTCCTGTTTGCCCGGCCGTTGGATTCGTTACGCCTGTTATTCCTGAAACCGGCGTTGATATGGCCCAAATCGTATCCGCCGGTATAGCGTTCGGCCCGGTCGTTTCGCAAACGAAAGACGCGCTAATGGTTCCGCCGCCGCCGATCGTAGTCGCTGCATAGACCTGGAACAAAAGCGACGGATTAGAAGTCGGATAAATCGTGAAATTCGCCGGAACTCCCGTTCCCGGAACACCTTGAACTAAAGCGCCATTAACGACGGTCGCAGTTGCTTTGATGCGCGGGACATTGGTCAAAGAATTTGCCAAGTCCAAATTTGGCCCGCTTGCTGTTTGCGGATAGAATCCATTGACCGCCTGTTCAATCGCTTGCCACGCATCCGCCATTTGTTGCGAAAAACGATTAACCAACTGTCCATCGGGCGTTTGGGATTGAAGCGTATAGTTCGCTCCGAAGTCCCCTTGTAATGCCGTCTGAATTTGAGATTCGATATCCGAAAGTTGTTTCGGAATAAAGCCTGTTGCTGTGACACCGAAATTTCCGTTCATGGGAAAGTCTCGTTAAAAGGAATCGGTCCCGCCGCACTTTGGGCCGTAAACGATACTGTCAAATTCCTAGCCGCGTTATTGATCGTAATGCTGAAGTTCGTCACCGAAATAACGCCTGGGCAATTCAAGATCGCCTGATAAATGATGCTTTGAATCGTCGCTTGGGGCGTCCCCTTCTGAAAAATTACCTGAATCCAGGGCATCCCGATCGACGTATCCAATTCCTCTTCACCTAAAAAAAAACGAAGCGTATTCCGCAACAACTGAAGGGTTTCTTGCTGTCCGTCCGTCAACTGCATATTGCCGGACGTCATATCGAAATCGCCTTCGGCTGTGCATAGAATGATGCTCACGACGTCAACAAAGCCGAAAGATTAGCGATATCCTGGTTCAATTGAAGGATCGTAGCCGGGGATAAAGTCACCGGCGAACCGACCACGCAATTGATCGTAGACAATCCGATCAAATGATTCAGGACGCTTTTTAAAACCGTCAAAAGATCGGTCGCCGGATTCTTGACGCGGATTAATCCGGCTTCGTTGATCTCAAAGAAGCTTTCGCCTAAAGCCAATTCCAAAGACGTTGCCGGAGTATTTGCCGTAAAGGCATCTGAAATCGGTTCAAGGCCAGGAACAGCCACACAATCCGAAAGCGAAAACTTGCGTGGCATCCCCGGATCAACCGTTCCGCCATTTTGAAGCCAAGCATCCAGGCTCCGTTCCATGAAATGAAGCTGGACGTTATCGCCAGCCTGAAGCGGGAATTTAAGCCACGCTGTTTTAGTCCTAGGAAAACAAACCGGGACATCCGCAATTTCTGGCAACGTGTAAAGCGTCCCTCCAATATTTCGTTGAAAAGAAGGCTGAACCGTCGCGATCTGTGTCGAAGGATTATAGGAAACAATGGTTCCAGGTGCGGACGTATGGACGTCCATCAAAACGCGATCAATCGCGATTTCGATCAATTCGGAAATGCCTGGGGATGCACTGGCCGGTTCCATTTAGTTCTTCTCCAAAACGAAACCGGGTTGTGTCCCGATCAAAGCCGCTTCGACTTCAACGTAAAATTCATTACCTTCCCATGTGTCGCCTTTGAAGGTGCTTTTCAAAACCTTTAAATCGCCATTAATCGGAAAATCTGTGCTTTGGACGCGAAGTAATTTTCCAGGGACAATATCTCCGTTCAAAAAGCTAACGACCTTATAATTTCCATCCTGCATTTTAGAAGGGACGCCGACCATGCCAGTTTGCGAAGAAAGCAAAAAAAGGCTCGAATCTTCCGTTTCACTCGGTAAGAAAAGATTAACCTGGTTGTCACTTGTATTAAAGTTCAGGCCATTCTTTCGAGCCAAAAGATCCATAATTCGCGATACCGGCCCAAAATCAGAATGCGGACTAGAATATTGTGCGTCTTCCAAAATCGATCGAACCGCCGGTGAAAAATAGCCTTGTGCAATCCCGTAAGGCGCTAGGGCCTGAAGGCAAGCTTGATAAATTTGATAATCGCTTTGGGCCTTATTAATGGACACGAAAGCGGCCGTTCGAGCAGCTGAACCAGGGAGAATTTGAAGGGTCGTGACCAGGTCCGGGCCTTTGCGTTCCGTCTCGGCATACATGATCGTTCCGTTTAAAATTTGCTTGTTCTGGTCGCTATACCCCGCCGAAAAGATGATCGTATAATTCGAAGCGTTATTTTCAAGACTACGGATATTCGATTCAGACAAGTTATAGATTTCCAATTGGCTTTTGGATGCGCCTTGGCTTGTCATTTCCTTTTCGATTTCGAATTTAACGCGCACTCCGACTTGCGTCGCAATTTGCGCCGTTCCGAGAACCAAAGAAAATGTCCGATTCAGATATTCCACTTAAATTCCGTCCACAAAGAACAAAGGAATATCACCGCCTAGCGTGAATTCCTGGGGATCCCTGCCTTGCCCGGTCAAGTCCACCGCGATAAAATCGCCAGTAAAAAGACCGACTATTAAATTATGCCAAGTGCTTATGACCGGCCAATTACTTTGGATACAGATGCCGGACAAAAGCAAATTTTGATTCGCGTCCGCCACGCTCAAAAGCCAACGGTCCATGCGCGCGTTATAGCGAAAGGAAAGGTTATAGGCCACGCCATCCAAAACCGTCCGTTGCGTAAAGCTACCATCCGTAGGATTCGCCATTAGAAGGCCGCTCCGATAACTGTCGGCGTCGCCGTAACTCCGGCGGTCGGCGTTGTGTCCTGATAAGTTCCCGAATAGATGGAATTCAAGACGCTTGTCGAAGTCGTCGACGAAACCGGTTTAAGCGGCTGTCCGCCGTGACTTGTCGGAGCCTGATTTATTTTTTTGGACGTTGGCTTCAAAAGGATTTGATCCGAAATCACGATGATTTGGGACATTTCGCAATTGAAACGAAGCGCGTCACCTGTCTTAGCGTTCCGAACAGGATCGAAACTCGTAATGACCATATTCTTGTAAACATCCAGGCTTCCAACGAAATCGAAAGGGATCTTGTTTTGAGCTAATCCCTTCAACCACGAATATGCCTGTTGACTTGGACTCGGCCCGTTAAAGAAAGCCGAAGCAACTACATTGGAATATTGAAGTGGCGTGTCCGTGATGATCGCGGTAACGGCGAGCTTCGCGGGACGGGTAATCACATGGTCCGAAGCTTCGCTTCCGTCTTCTAAGGCGCTTTTAGTCGGTTCAAAACTGAAATTCGGAGCTTCGTTGACCAGGCAATCCAAAGACAAAAAAGGGACTTCCGTCGTCGCCGGATTGTCGGATTGGCCAGAACTAGCCGGAGAAACGAAGCCGCGTTTCGGAATGAATGAATAAAGAGAAGCTAGAGGCTCGGCCATTAGTAATTCGCCGGACTAGCAACGGATCCCGCGAGCATCCGAAGCGATGATTTTTGATGATCTGAAATTTGCTTAGAAATATCTGCTGCTTGCTGTGCAGTTGTTCCAGGCGCGGCGTTGATCGTGTATTGGTTCATCTGTTCAAGATGAACCGCCGTAGGCGTAGCTGTCGGAGAAGGAGTCGGGGTTCCGCCCCATTTATTCGCATCCGCCGCCGGTGTCTTGGAATAGTCCTGGGTCAAGCCTTGATATGTCTTGTATCCGAAATACGCAGCTCCGCCCGCAAGACCTAAAACAGCAGCACCAGCTAATAAGTTCGCTCCGCCACTTGCAAAGGCTTCCCAAATTGCGGTAAGGCGAAAAGCTTCAGCTAATTCTTGAACTACCTTAACCATTTGGATCATTGAAGTAATCAAACCTAGGCCAGTCCACACCACGAATCCCGCCGTGATCAAAGCCAAGACATTCGCTAAACCACCAAAGACACTAACCACCGAAGTAAGGACTGGCAGGACAGCGACAATCCAATGAAAAATTTGCTGCATAGCAGAACCAAATTCTTCCGCGAATTTGACGACGTTTTGTTGGATCATGTCCCGGTTCGCCATATACCATTTCGTGATTTGAGTCACCGTATCTTCAAGTGCTGGCATCAAAGCAACGCCAAGTTCCGTTCGAAGACCGGTCAAAATCGCCCGAATCCGATTCATGGATTCTTTGAATAGCTCTGCCTTTTCAATCTGTTCCGGCGAAATAATGACGCCGAGTTCCCGGCCTTCCTGCATCGTCTTTTGGACTTCGTCCCAACGATTTAAAAGCGGAATGACGTCAGACCCACCGCGTCCAAAAACCTTCATTGCCAAACCGGCCTTCATAATGTCATTAGGCATGGATTGGAAATGTCTTGCAACCTGGGCCATCAATTGATCGCTTCGAAGCAAATGCCCTTGGCTATCCGTTAAAGTCGTGATTCCAACTTGGGAAAGGTTTTGCATCGCTTCCGTTTGGCCTCGAATCGCGGAAACAGCTTCCGTCGACAAATGCCTTAATCCCATACGGACCGTTTCGTTGCTCAAATCCCATTGCTTCGCCACATAGGAAAGGCCTTGAAGCATATCAGTCGTCGTTCCGACTTCTTCCGCCGTCCGCTTAAAACCGACCGCCGCGTCCGCCGTGGATTCGGTCAAGCCAAACAAAGAGGCACCTTCTCCGGCGATCAATTCGCCAAGATGCAAGACAGTTTCCCGAACACCAGCCAAACTTTCCTTTAGCTCGGTGATTGGTTTCGTCTTGATGTCGAAACCCCAAGTTGTGATTAATTCTTCAACCGTCATTATTTCTTCTCATAAAAACGCCGAACAAAATCATCCTGTTCGGCCTGAATATCTAAAGCTTCGTGACAATCCAGCAATTCTTTCAAGGTCCAGATATATTCAACTTCTTCATACCTTGCGACCTTTGCCAGAACCGGACGCCATATCCAAAAGTTTACTTGGACGTTGGGACCGGCGTCGTAAGCGGGAACTTCCGATTTGAAACGGCTTTCCCGACGAACGCGAAAAAATCGCCGCAATTCACCTCGAATGATTTAGCAGCAACCTGAATCGCCGCCGAGGGCCGGCCCTGGAAATGCGTTTCGAAGATAGCTCCCTGATCCAACATGCCGTCGGAACAGGCAACCACCGCGCAAAGTTCCTTGCAAAGCCGGACAACAACATCCGGGTCCAGGGCTTCGCCTAGGGACAAGAAAACGGATCGAATGCCTTCCGCTTCCTTGGCTTCTTTTTCTTTTTTAGAGAGTTTGGCAAGCGCATCCTTATCCGCGCTGGATGCGATCGCCGCGAAAAACGGCGCGGCGCGCTTGCCTATCTCTGAAGCGACGGCAAGCGCCTTTGAGGTGTTTAAATAAAGGAACGTATAATCAACGCCGTCGATATTCTGTGTGATCTTTTCGCGTGGCATATTCCATCCGGGAGAATGGTTTTAAAAAGGCGACAAACGATTAATTCGCGCCCAGGAAGAATTCGAGCGAGCCACAATCGAAAGTCCATTCGACTGTCCCGCCCGCCTTACCTTGAAACTTGCGATCCGGCTTCTTCATGATCCAAGCATAGGTCGCCGCCGCCATCGTGTTATTCGGCAACAAACCCGACATATCAAAAAAGGAAATCGGAATCACTCCACCGCCAGACACTTCGTCCAAGTTGGCCAAATTCGTAAGCAAAACATTGGACGTCGACCCGACATTCAAGATGATCTTGATTTTTCCAGCCGTGTTCCGATTCCGGATTCGAGTCACTTCACCGTCCCCCCCGACTTCCTTTTCGAAAGCCTGGGCATCGCGGGAAATCTCGATCATCGTGTCCGGGCCGTAACCCGTAATCGGAGAATTGGCAACGCCGCCAGGCGCGCCAATCGAAAGAATAAATTTTCCTGGGTCTACCGAATGGATAACGTCGGGCATTTGCCTTCTCCTTTAGTTCGTCAAAGTGCCGGTAATGGTTACCGCGTCAACCGCGCCGGCAAGCTTGCCGGTCCAGGTGATATTCGGCAAAACGCGCGTCTGTTTTTGAGCCGAAGAAAAGCTTGAAGCCAAAGGCGGCGTCAAGACATAGCTTGAAAGAATATTCATCGTTACGGCCTGTTTCAAAACGCCTTGAAGCGCGTTACAAATCAAGCCAATGCCGTGATCGTCATAATTGATCTTGGGCGTCTGCGAAAACAGGTTCATCAAAGCCGACTGGATATTGGCCTTGATCCAATCGCGGCCGATAATCACATCGATATATTGACCGCCGACCATGATCCCGTTTTGGGTTTCGCTCAATCCGCCAAAGCTAATGAAAAAGTTGCCGTTGTTCAAATTCAGGTTCGAAATGCCGGTATCTGTCAAACCGGATTCAGTATCCGCCGTAATTCCGGCAATCGTTTTCCAGGACCAATTCCAGGAACCGGGAGTTTGCGGCAAGCCCAGGCCCATCCATCCGGCTTCCGGATAATGAGCCTGTTGACTGGACCAAAGGAAGGCGGTTCGTGTGTAGCTATCGCCTTTCAAGGTCGCAAGGACATTCCCGCCCGAATTGCTAATGACCGCCGAGTCACTATTGCAAGCAATAAAGATATATCCGTAGGCCTGGGCTTCGATCCAAGCGGCGGCTTGCAAAATGTCTTGGTCATTGCGGCTTGTCATGATCAAGCCATACCAATTGTATCCGCCGGCCGCAACAATCGCGGTCAAGCCGGTGTCGGGTCCAACATCGGCCGTTGTTTGCGTCAAGGTTAAGTCAGACGAAGAAGTCGTGGTTGAAAAGGTGAAGGGCTGTCCTGCGTTAGTTGCGGTGATCGTCAAGACTTGGTTCGGACTCGATCCAGACAAAGCGGTCGTAACAGGTTGACTTAAAGCATCGATCGCGGTTTTCAAAGACGCGCTCAATTCGCTTTTGGTCGTGTCTCCACCACCCGTATTGTCATAAGACGCCGTCACTCCGTTAATCGTGACGTTGTAAACCACATCTCCGACCGTCGGATAAGCCGTCACCACAACTTGGGCAACTGAAGCGGGCGTGTAACCTACAAGAACCGAAGTCGGGGCCGGAGATTGTTCAAAGTATTCAACAGCCGCCAAATATTCCGGGTCCGTATTCATGAACGGACCGCCCCAAGATCCAGCAACCAACATCGCCGCCGCGCTTGTGAAGGTCGCGTAAAGCGTCCCGCCGGTATAACGATTGCTGGATCCAATGATCATCCCGGTTCCAAAGCCCTTCTGTTGCGCGCCGAGGGTTTGAAGCGAAATCGCGATATCTAATACTGTATCAATGTAGGACATGGGCTTTTCCTTCTAGTTAAGAATAAGTGCCGGTCAAAGGCGTGACCGTATCGATAATTGGAGGCGTGGTTTGTGTCACCGCCGCCAAGTTCAAATCCAGGTCGAACTGTGCCCGCAATTCCGCGCTTGTCTGAAGATTTGTCGAAATATCCCGAATAACGGAATAAGCCGCAATCGCGATATTCGCCGCCCAAAGCGGATCCCGATTAACCGGATCTTCCAAGGAATTCCGAAGCGTTTGAGCAATTGACATCGCCTTCGGAGTTTGGGCTGTCGTTGGCGTATTGATATTGCTGGAAACCGTGATCGTCAATTCTTCGACATTTCCATCAGTTGGCTGGACAAAAAGGATCTGATTGGCCGGATCCAGGCCACAAAGACCCGCGTTGTCGTAATCCGCTTGGATCAAAGCCAAAAGGGCTTGAAGAATGACGGTCGTATTGGTAGGAGCACTTCTATAAGTCACCGTAAAGGCAACTCCGTTAATCGTGACTGTATAAGTCCCAGACAAAGCTTCCGGGATTGAAATCAAAGTCCGTTCGGACGATTGAGGGACTGAAGACACAGTCACGCTAATTAAGGCGGTTCTAGCACCCGCGTAAACTTGGTTATTCGCCCGAAGGTCGTCACTGTATAGCGGTTTTTCAACGCTCACGACGTTCAGGACGACTTTCGGGTTAATCCCCTGGTCTAGTGGCTGATAGGCCCATTGAATCGGGTATAGGCCTCCTAGGACGGTATTTGCCCATGTGAAAAGGGCGTTTAACTGTGTTTCGTCCAGTTCATTTTCGCTTGGCGTTACCGCATCGGTTGTGACACTTGCGGGACCAAAAACATTGGAATTCTGGTCTTCAAGCCAATAGTAATAAAGCGTGTCTGCGGAAGCACTGTAGTCGTTATAAAGAAAAGCGCCAACAGCAAGGGCCGAACTGGTTAATTTCGTGGCACTTCCGAAGACATTGGTTGTCCCGCGATAAACGTTAAAAGTCGCTCCGGGATCCTGGGTCGGATCCCAAAGCAACCTTGCGCTAGTTGTGCCGGTATCCATACCGACCAGATTAACGTTCATTGCGCCCTATCCTGTTTGAAGGCTATGTATTCCAAGTTATTCAGGAATACCGGCCTTTCCCAATCCGCCCGAAGCCGGACTTCATAAATATAACCGTTCCACGAAACACGATCGCCAAGCTGCCCTTTTTGATCGTCCGCAATCTGAAGCAAGATTTCCGACCAAATCGTAATTGCTCCCTTATCCCGCCATCCTTCCGGAAGGTTCAACGTCTCCATTCCGGTAATCGGTTCGATCAAAGCCAAGATTGTCAAAGTTGCCGCCGTCGGCTTTTGGGCTTGCCCATTCAAAGGCGGCATTGGCGTATAGCGCGTAAAGTTGTAAATCTGGCCGAAACTTGAAATCGGCAAGTTCACTTAGACGCCTTCTAAGACTTGAACCGGAATCCCCGTTGCATCGCCGATCATATACATAGCTCCGACCGGGACTTCGTAGTCGTAAACCAAGGGAACTCCGGGATTCACAACGACACCGTCAATCACCGGCGCAACGCCTGGGATCGTAACCACAATTGAGGCCGCAACAGCAGCAGCCGGAACCCCAACAGTCGTTGTCACAACCGTATCCGTCACCGAAACGGGTCCAATGCCAGGCGTCACTACATCAACAAAAATTGAGCATCCACCGGCAGGACCGCGCTTTTGGGGAGCAACAAAAACATCCGGGAAAAGTTCGCCGGGAGTCTGCCCCCAATCCTGTTTGCCTTGGTTGTATTCTCCATTGAAGACCGAAATCAAAGTCACGAAGCTATTTGCCAAAGAACCAGTAAACGTCACAAAAAAGCCTTCGGACAAAGACACGCCAGCAACTTCGCAATTCCCCGCCCCAATCGTCGACAAAGCTTGCAAGGCAGTTTGGATTTGCATCGCCGTGGCGTTGTAGGCCAATTGGGCTGTAACTTGACCGCCATATTGAAGGGCATAGGTTCCCTGTAAGGGTTGAGGCAAGACGTAGAAGACTTGGACGCCACTTTGAAGCGTGGTGTTATTGGTCAAGGTATTGGCGACAACGGAAATTAAGGGAACGACCGTGTATTCCAAAGCGCCCGCGCCATAGGTGATCGTGATTGTCGAAGTCCCCACAACCACGCTAGAAACACCGTTATTGATAGCAGCTAAGGCGTTTAAGGCTGTCTCGATCGTGGCTCCCGAAGCGTTGTAGTTCAAAGCCCCTGTCTGATTGCCAAGCCAATCTTGTAATTTGAAGGTTCCGGATGTAGGCGCGGCGCTCCAATTGATCACCTGGACCGCATTGGTTTCAACGGTCGTATTCGTCATGCTGCTCTGGACTGTAAGACCAGGCGAAGGAATCGGAAGATTCGCCAATCCAGTTCCACTAAACGTCACTGTAAAACCGGTGGTCATAGATCCCGTTACCACAACCGATCCAAAGGCAGAGACAGCCGCTAAAGCGTTAATCGCTGTCTGCAAATTCACCGCCGTTTCCGTGGCGCTCAAAGCCGAACTCACATTTCCAAGCCAATCCGTGATCGTCCAAGTTCCAGAATTCGGCGTCCCATTGAACGAAATGTTATCGACCTGGTTCGTAGGAACCGAAAAGTTATTGCTGAATTTAATCCGGATCGCCGAAGACGTCCCATTATTCGAGACCTGAAGAAACTTCCGATTGACGTTTTGGGCCAAAACGGGCGCGCTCGGCTGTGTAGCCGGTGGATAGGTAACGAATTCTTGATTGACGTTCCAATTAGCCATGATTGCTTCCTTCTATTTGCCGTCACCCATAATCACTTGCGACGACATGGAATTGAGAAGTTGACCGGTGTCCCTCAAAGTCCCTTCACCGAAGGCCCCGCGAATATCCGCATGTAAACGAGCCTTCTTGCCCTGAATCGTGGCCGTCTTTCTCCGAATCGTTGAAGGTGCATTAGGCGGCGGCACATTCCCGCGCATGGTCGCCTGGACATCCTTCACAATCTGAAGGCCCATGATACCTAGGGCATCTTCGGTAGAAATTTCGCCATGAAAGCATCGAACGATAAGCTTCTTGCCCATATCCGCCCATTTTCCGGATTGCTTGCGGATCGTGGCGCGTAAATAGCTTCGTTCTGGTATATGCTTCGTCCCAAACTCATTGGCAATCGCGACGTCGATTAAATGAACCGTGGCGCTTTGATTGCCTTCTTCGTCCAGGACTTTTGGCTGTTTGGCGTCCAACTTTAAGACGCCAGCTTTCACATACGGCTTTTTCTGAAACTGTTGGACGGCTTCGAAGAACTTAATCCCTTCCGGGGTAAGCTTCGAAACCGTGACCGGCTTAGACATGGCCTAAGACCATGTCGGTTGACGGTTGCCATAGGGCGGAATTTGATACGATCCACCGCCGGCGAAAAGAACAGGCGTCCTAAAGACGCGGCCTAAAGAGAGATACCGTTTGCCGTAACTGGTCATGTTAAAGTCGGTCTTATCCGTGGGCATCGCGGCTTGCTGTTGCGATACTTTGCCGACCGTCATTCCAATTACCGATCCCCCACCTTGCCAATATCCGAGCTGCAATAAGTGGGCGATCACCAAACTTTGCGCGTAATCCTGCGTTTGAACCGGAAAGACCTGGGCCGATACGAAGACCTGAGCAACCGGAGCCAAGGCTCCGACGGCCGCTTGAACCGCCGCCGAAGCGTTAGCGAACTCCGGAAAGAAACTCGAAAAGATCGACCAAGTAATCAGGTCCACGATTCACCCCTTAGTCGTTGTCTCGGTCTTCTTCTCCGGCGGAAGCCATCGACTTTTCGACTTCCTCAATGTCCTCAATCTTGGCTTCAATCGCCCCAAGGACCACGCCGCGCGCTTTGCCAGCCTCTTCCGATTTCAACCACTTCTTCAAAAGCTTTAAGTCGCCGCAAGACTCCGCCAATTCTTTCGCGGAAGCTGTTGCGACTTCGTCCAGGGAATCCGGAAGCGACTGAATCGGCTTTTCATCGCCAGAATTGTCCTTCGGATTCAATTCTTCCTTAGTCCAAAGCTTCAGGCGTCCATCCTTGAACTTCTTGATCACCGAGGGATGATCCTTGATCGCGTTGTATTCAGCGATCGAATAGGAATTCAAGCCAGGAATCAAACGAACCTTTTTTACCGTCTTCTTCAGTTCGGCCTGTTCTTCAGGACTCAAAACTTCGTCGGCTTTGGTCAAACGCGAACTGGCCTTGGCGTAAGCACTCGGATAGATCGTGTTCAAGCGCGCTTCCTTCCAATCCAGCCACACAACGCCTTTGGAGTCTTTCTTCGCGGACTCTTCCGCTTCCAGGCGCTTTACTTCGCTCTGCTTTCCAGGTTTGACAATCGTCTTAAGCATGGTCATTTTCTCCGGGAGAGAATAAAAGGGCGGTCCCCTTATCGAAGACCGCCCTTCTGGTTTTAAAAATCAGGGTCGGCTTCCGCCTTAGTCGCCGGACGGAAGGTCGGTATAGGCCATCGAAAGGGGCTTGTATACCGCGACACCGCCAAAACGGCTTTCCATGTCGACGATATATTCCAGGCCGCGTTTCTCCGGCTCGTATTGCTTGATGTCCATCGGGATAATCACTTCCAATTTCGTCTTGTCGCGATGGTAGCAAAGAACCCGATCATCTCCACCCGCGCCAGCTCCGACCAACTTCGGCGAAGAATCGATATCCGTGATATACGGATTCGTTTCGAGGAAGTATTTCAAGACGGTCATGTTACTGTCGACGCCAATGCGCTTGGTCGCGATCAACTGGAATTCCGAAGTCGGGAAGATCATCGTATCCGGGATCTCCACTTCTTTCGTATCCGCAACGATCGTGTTCGCGATCTGGTTCAAGTCGCGAAGGATTTGATCGGCGGTCTTGGCCGACCAGTTAACCACGCTTCCCGCGCCATCGGCCGTGAGCGTGATTTCCGTCATGTTGGCATTGTTAATGAACCCACCCAAGTTCGTCCGCGCATCACCAAAGAAGATCAAATCATCTTCCAGGCGACGGATGGATTCAGCAGCAGTCGCAGCCCGGCGGGCATCCAAAGGAAGGCCGGTGTATTGAGCCGAGCGAATTTCCTGTTGGTTGTAGCCGAAGCCGGCCGACAAACTCACAATCAGGTTGTTGTAGAACTCGGTGCCGACGATGTCGACGCGGGCGATGTCTTCGCTATAGTCGCGAATCACGCGCGCGATACCGACACGGTCAAATTGACGCCAGGTCCAATTCGTCGCGCCTTCCGGAACTTCGGTGTTCACCGGAACGAACTTCCGGCCCTTCAGCGTTTCGTATTCCACTTCATGCACATACTTCATGATGTGTTCAAGTTCACGCAGGAAGAAGACGCTTTCCCCGCTATCCAAGACCGTCCGGGTAATCCCCTTCACGGAATCATGGACATTGACTTCGAAGTTCGCCGGCGCTCCGAAGTAGCCTTGCTTACGATGCCGGCCCTGCCCGGTCATGGCTCCAAAGTTATGAACCGGCGACTTCATTTTCGCGCGTCCGGAGTAACGACTCGAAGTTTTCATTGTTTAGCGTCCCCTGAAAGAGAAAAGAAACCGGGCAGGTCTTTACTGCCCGGTGAAGTTGAAGTCGATCCGCGAATAGCCGCCATAAGTGCCTTGGCTAGACGCGTCCATCATGTAGGCGTTGGCAACCAATGTCGCATTGCCGCCGTCGTTATCGCCGCGAAGCGCGCCGAGCTGCGAAAGCGAACCGTTGGCGGTGGTGCGGACATACACAGCACCATGAACCGTGGTCGCCGTTTCGAAGGCGGTCCACATGACACCGGCGCGAAGAATGTTGGCGGGGTCGAATTGCTGATAAGAAGGCGGGTTCGTGTCGCGGCGGGTTTCCATCGCAGCCGACGCCATGACCAAACCGACGATTCCATAATTCAAATCGCCGGAACTGGCCGGATGCTTTACGCCTTGAGCAATGCCGCCCTGAAGCGTGGTCGTCACGGTATGGTCGACGCAGACCAAGCAACCGAAAACCAAGATGCCGTTCGGATTGATACCCGTTACGATCTTCTTGAAACGGGTATTCTCCGCAAGGCGTCCAGCTCCGGGCTGATTGAAATTCGCCTGATAGGCTAATTGAACCGTCGCTGCGGGGTAGGGAATCGGAAATGGATTTGCACCGGCCATTTTGTTTACCTCAAAAAAGCGCCTTCGCGCTAGTTAGGAAAATTTCAAATCGTTACTTCTTGGTCAAAGCCCGGCTATGGGAAAGACTCGGCTTCACCCAAGGCGCGCGCTGTTGACGGCCATTGCCAGGGCCAGGAACCGTTTGCCGCGTCTCGGCGGGAGGCATGAACATGGCCCCGAGCGTTTCGCCCATGTTGAAATCGATGCTGTTCGCAATCGATTCATACATTCCGTCGCGCCATTCGGCGGACTTGGCCGCGATCACCTCGGCGGTCAATTTCGGATTCTTGGCCGCGATCACCTGCTTCTTGATGTCGTCGGCATTCGTCCGGAAAAGCTTTTGAGCGTCGGCCTTGTCCAAGACATTCAAAGCCACACCAACAAGCTTGGCGCGTTCCTGGGCGGCTTCAGCCAACTTGTTCGGATCGGCGGAATCCGTCACGGCCTTAACGGTCTTTTCTTTCTCGGCTTTGATCGTGGAATGAAGGCGGATGAACGCAGTCTTGATGCGTTTACCGACTGAAGTATGCGGACGAAGGGTTTCGAGATTCAAAAGCGAGCCGGCGGAATCTTTGCAATCTTTCTCTTCGGCTTCGGCGGCATCGTCGGCCTCTTCGCCTTCCTCGTCGTCCATCGAATCTTTGGCCTTTTTCATCTTGTCCAATTCTTTCGCCAAGCCTTCAGAGTCAATCTTGTATTTGTCGGCAAGGGCCTTCATGCCCAACATTTCGGTATCCTTGTCGGAGAAGTGCTTCGAAAGCGCGTCATGCAAATCTTCGGGAACGTCGAAGTCCTTGTCGCCAAGCTTAAATTTCTTGCCCATTGGATTTTCTCCTTTGATGGTTGCGGTCTTTGAGTCTAAGAGAATCCGGACACTTGGACCGCCGCGTCCTTCATCGATACCTACCGCCAAGTGGTTATAGCGGATATTCGTTTGCTTTAAGTCGTAAGGCCCGAATTCGGGATCGACCGAACCAGGGCATTCCTCAAACACCGCTTTATAACCGCAACTGACTTCGTCATTCCCCGCGTCGATCGCATCAATGGCGTCCTTGCGGTAAACCGTTAATTTTGTCCGGACAAAGTCGTCGACTTCTTCGACCTGGTCGTGAACCGCGCCGACCATGTATTTCTGAATGTTGGTCGAATCCGGGAGAATCTCGTTTTCCGGATGATCGAAGGTCGCCGGCTTGTTCCGGAGCGAGTCCATCGATTCTTTGTCGAAGACCTGGTCGCGCGGGCGCAAGACTCGTAAGACAACCCCGCGTTCATCGACGTATTCAAAGATCCCTGGACGCGTTGCGTTGACTTCAGCAACTAAATACCCTTCCGGCGTCCGTTCGCTGCTCACTTTCAGCTTCGAACGGGCCTGGACCGAAACGTCGCAGAAAGTCCGAAGCGTCTTCATGGACGCAATATATGGTATTGTTCAAAACTTGTCGAAAACTTTTCGGGTTGTGGTTATAAACGATAGACGGTCTTAAAAATCAGAAAAGCCTTAAATTCACGAATTAAAGCGAAATCAAAAATATTTTTATGATTGCAGTTTCAAAAGGTCGTCTAGTATGGGTTCGGCTGTGCAACGGCACTGGTAGTCACCGCCAGGATGATTCGTTTCACCTTCGGGATTCGTCACCGGCGGATTATCCCAAGACTGAATTGTCCCTGCTAAGTCTTCATGCATTTCACGGACCCGGCTATCTTCCATCGTTTCCCAAGTGTATTTCGTAACTCCTACTGCGACTTGACGGACCTGATTCAAATTACCATATAGCTTCATGGTTTGATCGCGGGCAAGGAGTCTAGCTTTAGACAAAGCAACAGGCGCGTGCATTTTGATTTGCTTCACCAATTCTTTAACGCTGGTTCCTTCAGATAAGTTTCGGTTCACCAAATTTTCAACGCTTCGGACATATTTTTCAGGAATCGATTCAATCAAGTCCGCATTCGACCGCATCCAATTCGACAACTGTAATTTGACATCGGCATCGGATAGGCCATTAATCCAAGGCCCGACTCCAATCGCTTCTTTGAATCGACGGATGATTAAATTCTTGTGATAAGTATCAACGCCTTGCGCCATTGACGCGACTGTGGCTTCGATTAATTTTGGATCGACCCAATTAAAAACTTGCTGTTTCACCAAACGAGAGATCGGACCAGGCTTCTTTTCTTTCGAAGCGTCCAACATAACGCCATAAGTCCGCAATTCCGGAATCAGGATCTTATCGACTGCCTTGGCTGTAGCAATCCCAACTTTTGAAAGCGAAGCAATGTATTCATTTTCAAGCGCGATCGGCAAATGAAGGCGTTTGAACTTCTTTGGCTTGAAACGAAGCATTACGAAAACTTATTCAAGCCTGGATTCGGATCTTTATCAATCCCTTCGCTTGCATCTGGATCTTTCTCGTTCTTATCATCGTCTTCCGGTAATTCCTGAAGATCGAGTTGAAGTTGTGTCAAAGAAGGATCAACCGCTAAATCCGGAAACTCCATGACCTGGACTTGTGCGGAAGTAAGTGTCCCATTCTGAATATAAAGATCATAGCCTTGGGCGCGAGCCTGGAAGTTCTTGGCGTCTTCACCTTCGTCTGTTTGAGCCAAAGGCTTGAAGTCATATTCCCAATTTTCCGGCTCCATACCCCGGAAAGGTCCGCCTTGCTGCGCGAAGATCAATTTGAAAATTTCGTCTTGGCGCGGCTTCAAATAATTCATTTGATAAGCATGGACTGTGTTATACCAATTCGTTTCTTCGTGATCGCCACTGGATCCCATGCTTTTCTTTTGACCGGCACTTTCATTGAAAAGGATCGAATGCGGGATATCGGTCAAGGCTCCAAGCCATTCTTTTACCTTCTCCGCCAATTCAGCCACACCGGCAACGGATGCACTGAAAAAGTCGGCATCGTCCATTTCCTTGTCCATGATCATTGCGCCGATTACACTTCGCGCCTGGTTCATCAATTCAATCTTCTTCATGACCTGGGCTTCCTGCCCGCTATTCACTTGTTCGGTCAATCCCGAAATCTTGATCATGAGAAGGCGGAAGTCTGTAATGACGTTCGCAATCGCGGAATTTGAATTAGCGTAATCTCCTAACGCCGAATACAAAGGCGTCAAGACGGAATCGCCCCAAAAGTTATTACGGATGTTTAAAAGTCTTGGTAAAACTCGGCCGTCGAAACGAACGATCCGGGATGCATGGAGCTGATAAGCGACTTGTCCAAAGGCATTGCGCGGAAAGACATGATATCGCTTTGGCTTGCCGAAATCCGGCTTCTCGATATTGCGTTGAAGATCGGTCGCCCAGGCCCAAAGTTCGTAACGATGTAAAACCGTCAATGACTTAATACGATTCAAATTGTCGACGTCCAAAGGCTTCCAAAGATCATTGATCGGCGTTCCGTCATTGATAAAAATTCCAGCTCCGCCATATTCCCTTGCCCAATCCCAGGCCAATTGAAGGCGTTCTTTAACCTGAAGGCGATCCAATTCGCTTTCGAGCGGATCCTTATAAACTTCTTTCTTGAACTCAATCCATTCCCGCAAAGCATCATTCGGCAAAATTTCAACGATCCGCCGAGCTAAAGCATCCGAAGCAAAAATATCTTCACAGACTTGTTCGGGTAATGCCGATTCCCAAACTGCGCGATTGCCAGTCCGCTTATCCCGGCCTTGTTCGCCAATACCAGTCATGAAGTTTTTCCATCCGTCATTGACATTGATCGACATGCGCGCCGATCGACGGTCTAGGATTTGCTGTTTAAATTGAATTGCGGAACTTTCTTGGCGAACCAATTCGCCTTTGATCCGCTTCGTAACTTTTTGAAGTGCCTTCTTCGTCGGTCGTTTCATCGTTTAATCCTCATAGCCGACAAATCGCGGTAGACCATTTGCCGGAACTTCCCAATGTGAAATCGCTTGTGACGCTGTGTCGACGTTATCGTTGAACTCTGAATTCGGAAACTTGGTCCACTCCGAATATACTTCTTCATATTCTGGAAATGCTACTGGATCCGGGACCAGAACGTCACCACGTTCAAACGCCGGAGCAACGGCCCGAAACCGATTGTCCTTATCAGTCGTAACCGGGATCATCTTCATTTTCGGATACTTACGTTGCATGACGCTTTGCAGGGCTGGACCATTTGCCTTATCTTCGATCAAAGGCGTGGCCTTGGGCCATTTTCGCATCATCTTGTCGAAAACATGAAGACATTTCGTGAATTCCATTGGTTCACAAATGAAATCAAGAAGGACATATTGCTTCTGAAGACTCAATCCCCACACTTGGAAAGATACTCGGCTGGATACTTTGGACGATTTAAAAGCCAAGTCACCGCTAACAACCGTCTCTCCAATATTCAAAGGCCGCTTTTGCCAATACTTCAGCCAATGGCGTTGGATGATCGTTCCGCCTTCGGGTTCAGCCCTTTGCTGATAAAGGGCAGACCATTTATAAGTTCCCAAAAGCTTCTTGGTCGCTTCTAAACGAGTCAAAGGCCAACGTTCGGGCCAATAGCTTTCACCGATATTCCGTTTGTCCATTGGATGCCGACCGACATAATCGGCCGTCATAATTGCCGGGATATCAATCACAGTCCAAGGCGGTCCACCGTCTTTCTTGAATTGCTCTAAGACCTGGTTGTCCAGGCCGGCATCGTGCCAAGAAGTTAAAAGCATAATGATGGCTCCGCCTGGGGCCAAGCGAGTATAAGCGGCTGTCGTATACCAATCCCAAATTTTCTTACGGTGATTCTCCGACCAAGCTTCTTCATGGTCTTTATACGGATCATCGATAATGAAAAGATGCGCTCCGGATCCAGTAATACCCGCTCCACATCCCGCCGATTTAAGGCCGCCGCCTTCTTTGTCATTGTCCAATAAAGTTCGCCAACGGTTCTTTGAACGAGTCGAATGACTGATTCGAAAATTAGGAAAGATGTTTAAATTTTCAGTCGACTCGGAAATATTCTTCGCATCTGAACCATTCGCTTTTGCTAGATCGGTATTATAACTACTGCCAATGATTTCCAATTCAGGATGTCGACCTAATAACCAGGCCGGGAACCTTCGGCTAATCATTTCTGTTTTTCCAGCTCTAGGAGGCATCCGAACCAAAATCCGGGCATCCTTCTGATTAACAATATCCCCTTCAAGTCCTTCCAAGGTGTCACAAATTAATTCGTTGAACCATGTTGATATATAATCCGGCTTCGTATATCGGATATAGTCTTTGAAATGCGCCCGCGACATACGCCGAGCGATAATTTCGTCAAGAACCTGTAGTTCTTGCCGTTGCGTTTCTAAGCTCATTGGCCCGCTTCAAAAGTTGTTCGTCATTCATTTGCTTTGGATCCACTGGCCCCGTTTGCTGCCCGACATCAACCCCTTGCTGAATCTGGATATCCCCGAAGAGTTTGGCTTTATCCATCGCAACCAAACGCGCCGTTCGAAGATCACCGTTCTTCAATGCCAAATTATAAAGCTGCTCCAAACGTGTTTCGAGCTGCCTAACTCGTTGCGGACGACGTTCGCCGGCCGTGTCGTAAAGAATCCTCTTTGCCTTTGAAATATATTTATCGACCGTCTTTTCCGAGCATTTGTAATGCTCCATGCAAACATCGACAATTTCCCAACGCCGCATATAGACCAGGCGTTCCAAAACAAAATCGGTCAAGGGCGGTAATGTCTCTTTCTTCTCCGTAATCGGATTAATCCAGCTCCGATTCCCAATCGCATCAAAGCTATCCGTATTTGGCGGCCGGCCACGCGGGCCTTTAGGCTCCGGCGGTTTTGGCTTGTCCTTGGGACGATTTTCGGATGGCGGCTTTAAAGGCGCGCGCTGTGGCTTTGGCCTTCCCATAGTTTTCTAAGGCCGGAAGGTCCGCTTCTGTTGCGGTTCGGATAAAATGACCTGTTTGCTTATTTTTATGCCAAGGCGTTTGGATAGCTTAATAGCGTTCTGAATAGTAAAACCGCAAGCGGCGGCGGTCCTTGTTAAATTCAAATCATTCTGTTTTAAAATTTCCAAAAATTCGGTTTGTGTCCATCCATTCCAAGGCGTTCGCCGTTTACGTCTCACCATAGGTGCCGCGTCCTTCCGGGAGAAGACAAGTCGGATCCGTCTACTTATGGTTTATAACGTAAACTGTATTGGGCTTTTAAGTCAAAGAAAATTCAAGGGCTAGAGGAGTAAGTCTTTATATTCCTTATCAAATTCTTCAAATGTTTTAATAATTTTAGGAATGTCTACTTCATCTTTTCCAGTGGCATTTGGCAAAACTTCCATTTCTTCCGATTGATTTCCACTCGCTCCAAAGAAAAGAGCCTTTTGCATCATTTCCATTGTCAAAATTTGATCGGGCATCTTTTTGCCCCAAGACCTTAAAGCGTAAATTCGCCGGTTCTTGTGGAAGCGACGAATCCTTTGACGACGCTTTTTGTTGGTTTCCTTCATTTCTCCTTCTCCACCTTCCTTTTAATTACTTCTTTCCAATAACGTTCCAATTCATAGGAATCCACATTTCGAACTACTTCAATCTTACCTTTCTTTGGTTCCGAATTGAAAGCGATCGTCCGGCCTTTACCTTCTCCTTCTTCGTAGACATCAATGCTTTTCATCTTTTCTTCCGCTTTTTCTTGGGTTTAACGTCAATCCAATGCCCCCCCCCGCCCGCTTATTTTTGACCATCCTAATTTCTTACAATCCTTGCCGGGACACGGCACAGTGTCAAAGTGGTCGTGAATCCGACAACTATACATTTCCATCTCCTTCAGTTAGCGCCCTAGAAGGCTGGGACGCGGGGTTAAAGATATTCAAACTCGATGCGGTTGACGATCTTGGCGTTGTCCACTTTCATGTGTTTGCAGAACATCGTGATAAATTGTCCGCAGGTCATTTCAGGAAAGCCTTCGTCGTTCACATCGTTTTGGCCAATAGTGTCTAGGCGCACAGGCTTCACGCTTTTTATCCGAATGACGCCTAGCTTTTGAATCTTCTCGCCCGGTTTCAGGCCCATACACTTCACGCAGCCTTGCACCAAATCCCCGGGCTTCAGGAAACCCCATCCCAAACGGCGCGTTACAGTCTTGGTGCGGGCCTTAAATTGCGGCGTGGTCAAGGCAAAGCTCATGTTTCTCATCGGCACTCCCTATTTAGGCTGGCTTGGGGGTGGGGGCAGGGGCATCCAACCGTCAGGCCCACTGTGCATATGCACCCCGCCGCTGAATTTCCAAATACCTTCGATGTATTTGCAAGTGAACGAGTTTTCGCTGACCTCACGCCACGCAATGATCTCGGTCCCATCCCTCGGCGCACTTTCAATCGGCCTCCACTCCCGTTCGGGCGCGGAGAGGGAGGCGCGAGTGTTCCACTGAAGAATGCAAGCAGCCTTATCTCCGTAAGGCCCCGCTTCACAGCCGAGGCATCCAGGTGCAGAGCATCCTAATGTCCATGTGTTTGTTTCGCTGCCTTCATTCCATTCAAGCCAAGTTGGCTCAGCTCCACAAAACGGGCACGGCTTCAATTCCTTCTCGTCGCTCATGGCTTTTTATCCTTCACGATTTTGAGCAGCACCGGTTGATTCGTGGTGGAGCAGCGGGAGTAGTGATTCCAACTGTCCACCGCGTTTCGCAGTTTGTAGAACTTCATATTGCGGTGCGTTCTCCCACAACGCTGGCATCCCTTTACAGTAATCATGATCATACTTCCTCCTCCGTTATCCCCTAGGCGGGGGGCTCAGGGTAATAGCACTGTCCTATCCAGTAGCTCAGTTCAAAGGGGATCATGGCGGCTTGGGCTGACCAGAGTTTGCGGGCTTTACTATTGAATGAAGTATTCTGCGAACCGCCTCGGTGAAATTCTTTAATGTCCGCATGTGTGGGCGAATTCCCACGCCATTGTTTCCCATCAGTTGCGTCAACCTTATAACCGTTCCTTGGATTTTGAACGGCGGGATCATTCCATCCAAAATTACCGCGATTGCCTTGGCCCTGGAAAGGCTTACCGCCTTTATACATAGGATCTATTCGCTTAAATCCTTTTCGACCGCCTCCGTAGGGCAGCATTGTGGGCACATCTCCCCATAGGTAAAAACTCCCGTAATGCGTTGCCGCTTTTCCCATGAACCATTCTGGATGCAAGTAGTTAACTCCCTCGGCTCCCCGCACATTCTCGATCACGATAGGGCAATCCAATTCCTTCGCCAAACGTTCGCAGGCAAGCCAAATGGATTTGTCGGGCGGCACGTTATCCCTTAAATGCCTGCATCGTTTGAAAGGGAAACTGCGATACGAAAACTGCTGACAAGGTGGACTTGCCCAAATAAAGCTGACCTTCCCGTATTTCGCCTCGATCTCCGAGCCCTTCAGCTCCCGCATATCGCCCAAGATAAAGGCGTCATTGTGCTCGTTAGGCCATGCCTCAATATCCACGCCCACGACAAAGAAGCCGGCCGCTTTGAGGCCCTTCCCGCCTCCACCCAGGCCACAGCAAAGATCCAGCGCAACGGGCTTGCTAGTCCTCACGGCAGCTCGCCCAAGGATTTGAGTTTGGCGCGGGATTTTTTTCCGTCCTCGCCTAAGACAGCTACGCCATCCATCAAACCTTTTGCGTATTCCTTCCACGCCTCTGCCGTTGCCTCCATCTTCTCGCAAGTTTCGTTGAAGAAGTTCTCCCGCAAGTCGTGGTCCTCTAAGGCTTGCTTTAACTTGGCCTCCAAGTCAGCGAGGCGGGCGCTGAGGGAGTCGGTGGCTTCGTTAATTTGGCAATTCACACACCCACCGCAAACATTCCCTTTCGGTAAGTCGCAGGTGTCTCCTGTGCAGGGTCGCTTCGGCCTCTGCGCCTCGATGCTGGGCGCTTCGCTTTTACTGTGCCCTTCGTAGGCCAATCGTGCCGGGTGAATCGGATCAGGGCTCGTTGTGTGGCTTTTGCCATTTATACAGGCATGGCTTCGAGTTCCCACTTGCCCGCAACGCTCACAAGGAATAGGCGGCAAGCTATTTTTGTGCGAGGCCCCACGCTCTAAATGGCAAGTGGAGCAAATAACCTTGCCTTGCTGGATAGTGAAACCACCGTAAAAGCCTTTCTTGATTTCACATTCGCAATAGCCAAGGTCAGGCAAATCTAAAACTATTGGCGCTTCGCCTGGGGCTTGGCCTGTGCCGTGGCAGGTGGGGCAATATTGCCAATGGATTCCATGAACACCCGTCTCTTGCTCTGATGTATAAAATCCTTTCGCTCCCTTACATGTCTGGCAAACCCCCTGCGCCTTCCCTGGCTCCCGGCCTGTGGTCTGGATCATTTTGTGCTCCTATTTATGGGTGTATGGTCATTTAATTTTTTTGATTAAATGTTCTCCCACAAATTTAGTATAGGCGGGCGGGACAGCCAGGGACAGTGTACCCTTCCTCTTTCCGCCCCCGGCATCGCGCATCCAATCAATTCCCATCGCCTCTCGTAATTTGTTCGCGCTTCGATCTCCGCTTTTTCCATGCCACGGATCATATGTTTCCCTGTGGTCACAAGGGGTCAGTAATGTTGGAACATCAAAATTACATTCAAAAATTCTATGCCTAATTATCTTAAGTCCAAACATCGTTCCACAAAGAAGAAGGTCTTGTCGAAGCGGTGCTCCAACTACGTTCTCAATAACATAGAACGCCCCTGACAAAGAAAGTCGATCACGTGTTCCCTGAATTAAGTCGGGGTGAGATTCTTTATTTTTGTGAATATGTTGCATAGCCGAATAAGCCTGGCATGGTGGACTGGCGTGAATAGCATCAAAGCCTTGTAGCGGAAATGTCATCGCATCAGCTTTTATAAATTCAAATGGGTAATCCTTACAGGGTTCAATGTCTACGCCGACAACATCAAACCCGGCTTGATAATATCCCATTGAACATCCTCCAGCGCCGCAAAACAAATCGAGCAATTTAGGGTTCATT